TTCGGAACTTCCGCTGGTTTAGCAACAAATATACCAAATTATATAAATGAAGTAAATAACACAATATCTTCATTAAGTAGTGGATATAAAGTTAATGAAGTTGATTTAAGTGGATTTAAAATGTATTGAAAGATGACTCCAGAGAAAGGATTCGAACCTCTAACACGCGCATTAAAGTGCGCTACTCTACCGTTGAGCTACTCTGGAACTAAATTGGCGTTCCCGACAGGATTCGAACCTGTATTTTCAGCTCCATTTACGATGACGGAGGTAGAAGCTCCGCTCGGCTACGGGAACGTTAAAATTTTAAAAAGGAAAAATCTTTTGCTATCTAAAATTTTTTTTATAATCTTCTAAAGCTGCTTGTAATGCTTCTTCAGCCAAAACACTACAGTGAATTTTTACAGGTGGTAAACCTCCAAGAGCTTCTACTATTTGATCGTTATTAAAATTCTTTTGCAAATCATCTATAGTTCTGCCTTTTATTAATTCTGTAGCCATGCTAGAAGCTGCTATCGCGCTTCCACACCCAAATGTTTTAAACTTAGCATCAATAACTGTATTAGTTTTATCGTCTATTTTTAGACTAATTTTCATTATGTCGCCGCAAGCTGCCGCACCAACCTCACCAATTGCATTTGCATCTGCTAAATCCCCCATGTTGCGAGGATTTATAAAATGATCCATCACTGTGTTATTGTATAAGGTGTATGAATCACTCATATATAATTATATTACACTTTTTTATTATTACAATAAAATGGTGGCTTAGGTGGGATTCGAACCCACACTTTGCAGATTTTAAGTCTGTTGACTCTGCCGTTGGTCTACTAAGCCGTTTGAAAATAACAAAAATTGGTAGCCCATGAGGGTATCGATCCCTCTTTCCCAGATTGAAAATCTGATGTCCTAGCCAGTAGACGAATGGGCCATATCATAGTCCAAGCGGGATTCGAACCCACAACTTCACCCTTATAAAGAGTTTACTCTGCCGTTGAGTTATTGGACTATAATAAATATGCAATAGTCTCTGTGGGCCGTGCTGGACTTGAACCAGCAACCGACGAATTATGAGTTCGCTGCACAAACCATTATGCTAACGGCCCATAGAAACTACTACATATTAAATTAATTAAGCAGCGGGGAACGTATTCCCGTCTTATATTACTAACACACGTTAGATATAAGTGAACCTCACTGCTTAAAATCTGAAAAAATGGTGCGTCCGGTGGAATTCGAATCCACAACCACCGGCTTAAAAGGCCGATGCTCTACCGTTGAGCTACGAACGCATTATTTAAAGAACATCGACAACCTATTATATTTTCACCGATTGTCAAGGAGAAATCTAAAGCCTCTCCAGAGACTTGAACTCTGCTCTGGGGTTTACAAAACCCCTGCATCGCCATCTATGCTTGAGAGGCAACATACATACTTTCTTACTTACTTATACTTTCTAATACTTTACAACCATGAACAGTAATATGTCGCAATACATCAATATTGATAAGTCCTTTTCTAATCAAAAATAATTCAAAATCTTTTTGTATAGCGGATCTTGACAAGCCAGTTTTTGCAGCCAACATTGATAGACTACAACTACCTTCTTTACGCAATATATTTAGTATCTGCCATTCAATTCTATTTAAACCGTGAGGTAACACTCCTAGAATATGAAACAAATTAATTGCGTCGTTTTTTGTAAATTTATTCGCTGAAAGTCGGTCAGTATAAATTTTTACATCTCTTGCGCGGAGGACGCAAGAGCGAGCATTACCACGACTAGTTTGAGCTAGAATATGTAATGCTTCATCATCAAATTGTATATCTGGCAATGATATTCTAAATATTTGCTGCAAATCATCTTCAGTGTAATCTGAAAATTCAATGAAAGTCAATCTATCGCGCAACGGAATAAATAAATCTTGCGACTCAGTTGTTGCAAATATAAAATGATGTTTTTTGAAATCAAAACTGTATACATTATCGCCAGCAGTGTATTCTACTTTATTATCTTTTTCTGTATTGAGAATAGTCAGTAAAGCATATACAAAATCTGTTGGTAACGCATGACATTCATCAAAGAAGACAATAACTTCTTGATCGTTGATATGGGGCAGAAAAACTTGTTCAAAAAACTGTTTGCCCGATTTTATACTGCTGCTGTTGAGCGACAGTAGCGGTTTCTTACGTCCATTGGAACCAATGATGTTCTTGGAGAACTCTTGGGCAAACTTTGATTTGCCAAGACCTCTAGCTCCAATGAAATTAAGAAACGGAAAAGATCCAGTAACTTTGTAAGCTTCAATATAAAATTGTAGCTTGCGTTTTACAGCATCTTGCCCGACAAGTTCATTAAACATATTTATCAGGAAATTACGAACTCGACTTTCGAATCCTCTTCCTTCGTATCTTGAAGCTGCTCCTGAATTTCGGGAGGCAGCGCATCACCATCTTGCGAAGAGGTCGCAGGAACGCTCTTGTACTTCGCGTACCAAGTGCGACCAACTTGCACGATTGCGTTTGGATCGTTGTTGAGCTTGGCAAGCAAGTCAGCCAACGTGATTTCAATGGTACTGGTCGATCCCTTCGGACGACCACGGCCAGTCTTTTGTGATGGGTTATCCATACGCGATGAATTTAGCAGGTTTCTGAGGGTTGTCAAGGGGTCGATGCAAGATTTTTTGAGAAAGTTGGGGGTATGGGACGAAAAAAAGCCCGATTTGAAACACGGTTTCATGCGCTTCGGGCTTAACTGGATTTTGATAATTTATCAAATTTTATCCAGCATATATTTGCGCTAATATATATTACACTATTTATTCTTCTTCGCGAGAATATTCTTCATCTTCTACATAAGTATTATCTAATTCATCTGCATAATCTTCGTAACAAAATGCACAGACAATTTTCTTACCTACCTTTTGATAATCATCGTTTTCAACATCTATAAATTCATCACAGTATAAACACTTTTTCATATATTGTATTTGTACATATCATAACCAATATTGTGAAAAAATAAATAAAAAAAATCTTTTTTTTTGTTATTATAGTGTAGAGATTATTATGAGCAATGATTTTCAAAATTTATGGCGTGTCGGAGTGATGGAATGTTATCCACAATTTAGTGGCGAAACAGATTATGTATTTACAGTTCACTGGGACTGTTTAGCTTATTATTCTGGTGGCAGCGGTGGACCTTTTTATGGCAGAACTTATTCTTCAACTGCAATACCTGCCACAACAGGTGAATTCATTCCATATCAAAATTTAACTGAACCTGAAGTGCTAAGTTGGGTCTGGAATCAAATCGGTCAAGATCAGAAAAATCAATATGAAAGTGGAGCAATGCAACAAATTTATAATCAACTAGTTCCACCTGTTGTACAACCTCCTTTGCCTTGGACACCTGATGTATTCCCTGTTATTGCTCCTAGCATATCAACACAACCTCAGAATGTTTCTGGATATCTTGGAGGAAATGCTTCATTTGTAGTGACAGCAAATGGTCAACCTTTAAATTATCAATGGAGAAAAGATTCAGTAAATATTCCTAATGCAACTAATTATATTTATAATATATCTGGTATACAAAATAACGATGCTGGTTCCTACGATGTTTATATCTACAATTCTACAGGTAATGTATTCAGTAATTCAGCTTCACTAATATTGCCATCACCCACAGAATGCGAGTGCAATTCTTGCTGAAGTCGCTGCTAAACGTTCAGCTTAAATAACAGTATTGCCATAACCTACGGGAGTTTAAAATAACATAAAAATATAACCCTCTATGAAAATAGAGGGTTTTTTATTGACTTTCTTGAGTGTACATATCTAAAATTATGATTTTGTCATCACACTGATCTAAATAACCTTCATCTTTTAGAAATTTTATGATATGATCGCGGCAGCAATTGTTTTGAGAGTCACATTTATTAGGATGTTTTAAGGTTATTAATTGTTTATTAAAACCTATTATATTATGACCGCGAAAGTCTAATTTAAAAAGAGGGTCGAAATATTTTTCATCGCCTAACGTGTCTCGTAAATTCATTTCTTTACAAACTTATTATACACAAGTTTTCCTAAATTGGCTGCAAATTTTCTTGCTTTGTATTCTGGCATCTCAAAAAAATGAGCGTGAAATACTTCTTCTATTAGTACATTAAGTTGGCGACGAGTTAACAATCGCGGATCAATATGTATTTGAGGATACTTTAGATGTGGAGGATCGCATAAACCAGAAGCGTTCTGTCTACCTAATGGTTTATTATAATTAACAGTATACTCTATTTTTTCGAAATTTTTAAATTTCATAGTTCTTTCATTTTTGATAATGGAACAACATAATTGTCAGGATTATATTGTCCATATCTTTTTTTTATTTTCTCTCTTTCGAAATCAGAACGACATATTTCCGCTAATAATTCTACTTCTAAAGTTTTTTGAGAATCGGAATTGAGTGCTTTTAAAATATTATCTTTGTTTGTCCGCGCCAATATATATTTTGATGGTTTTTTATTATTGTACTCTTGAACTTTGACTTTTAGTTCTGGCTCGCCTGAGCCATAATAAGTAATTGTTTTTACTTCTTCCCCATTAAAGTCTTCGTCATCTCGTATTTCATAAATAGTTTCATCAATATTTTTATTTGTATGTTTAGCCCAAGCGTATTCGCCAACGATTCCAATAAAATGCGGTAAATAATTTTCCAAAGGATTGTTAAGATTTCTATTTATAAGAATTCCAGAATTTTTTATATTAGAAGGTTTAGCGTCATGCCGCTTTTTAGCTAAAGATAATATATAATTTATTTCTTTATTTTTAATTGTAATAGTAATCATTTAGACCTATTGCTGTGTTTTTAATAAAAAAAATGCATTTATAAAATAAATCATATTTTGATTTTATTCTCTATTGTATGTAAAATACGAGATAAATCACTAAGTATCTTACTAGTTTTGCGAAATATAAAACTAATAGTCTTATTATATGGTTTAACAAAATACTTATATCTCAAAGACTTTGTAAACTCATAATTTCGTTTTAGCTTTAGATCAAATTCAATATCTCTTTTTTTTCTATCAGCATTGTCGTTTGCTTCGAACGATATTAAATTAACCGAAGTTATTTTACCATTAACAAATACCGCTTCATATTCTATATAATAATCATAATCAGTATTATTTGATGATAGATAATCATAAAATACAATAGTTGCGGTAGTTTTTAATTCTTCAAGCCACTTCTTAGTAACGTTAAGATAACCAAATTTTCCAATGAAGCTTTCAGAATCTTTATTCCCTTCAACCCATTCGCGTTCAAAACGATGAAGAAATAATCTACCATTTTCATCAATATCGTATGATTCAAGAGCTAAATCAAAATCTTTAGTTTGAAAATCATGAGAACCAGTATAACCTTTTGGGTCATCTGGCATTGGCAATGGATATTTGCAAAATATAGTATCGTACATTCCGATAGATTTACCCTCCCTTTCTTTTACTTGTTGTACTTAGCCTCTTTATGATCTAGGATATCCTCAATAAATTTAAGAAAAGCGAGATAATCAACTCTATCTGGCTCTGGCAAATTTTTATGATCTACATGAGCCAAATAATCATGAATAACGCCAGCATAATATGATGGAATAATAATATTCTTCCCATCATATTTAAGATCGTCACTTTGAATAACTACATTCTCGTTAGGATTCTTCATATATAAATCTTTCTTCATCGTGTTTATACTAAGTTCTAGGTGGTATAAGTCAATGGTTTTTTCATAATTTTTCTATCTTACCTTCGGTATTCGAAAAGTAAACATCATACAGACCATACGATTTAATAAGACTAAGGCAACCGGGACAAGGTTTGCTATTGGCAAGTTGCTTTTTTCTATCAACCCGCAAAACAATCATACTGTGATCGTGCAAATCTTGTTTGCCAGATTTAAGAATAACATCTAGCTCAGCATGAGTGCCGACATATCCATCATGATATGGATGTTTTACAATTTCTGGATGTGTACGTTTTCTATTCCAGCCAATCTTAGTAATCTTATTCTTTTTGACGAGAAATGCAATATGTGAATTATTGACATCTTTCCAATTGACAGGACAAAGCGCATGAGCAGTTTCTATTGCGCGTTTCAATATTCGCGGTTTCATCGCCACGTTCGATGTTTTTCTCCAATCCACTCACTACCAGAACAACCAAAAATAGACCATTCGATATCATCTGGAATGTCTACGATTTTTAAATCTGCATCAATTCCATTTGCTTTCTTTTTTAATTTTTTTACTGCTTCGATCAAAAGATAATTAGTTCGATCACCATCAAATGAATAAGGACCAATTGTTTTTTTAGCATTCTTATCTTTTATTTTCTTTTTTATAAATTCTACAGCTTCAGAACTAATAGAAAAGGTTCCTGAAAGGTTAATTACGACTTGCATATATACAAATTAATTTTTCGAGTTCATCACAGATATTTTTAATATCTTCAGTAAGTTGATTAGGTATAATACCAACTTCATCCATTGTGCGATCATCTTCGCCTGTGCGCCATTTGTTGTAAACGCGAAGACGTTCTATAGCTTTTTCAATCATGATTTGTAGAAACGCTGACGACTTTGACGGTTATGCCGTTTTTGCCATCATGTTTTGATCCATAATGACGCTTATCTTCAAGGAAGTCAAGAACATCGTCGCGAATTTTTTCAGCATCTTGTCTACTGAAATTTTTTGGCAAATCCAAAGTTAAATAAAAATTAGAATTATTCATTTTATTGAATTTATTCTATCTTCAATTTTATCTATTGATCCATATTCGTTATAAATATAATCAAACATCCAATCTTCGGCATGAAAAGGAATATCTAACGATTTAATAAGATCATCGTACAACTTATGTTGTTGTCGATTTAATTCTAATATCTTATCGCGAGTTTTATTTATATGCGCGTATTGCTCAGAGGTAAATTTCATTCCCATAATATTTGAAGCATGACTATGCTAACGCATAATATTAACAAAGTCAATGTTTTTATAGTAAATTTTTCACCGAAATGACAAGCTGTAAGTATAGTAAAAAATACAATACCAATTGTAAAAGTTAATATTCTGTTAGGCCAAATAAGACCATTAAAATGCTCATTTATTAATTTTATTGCGCGAATAGACAATAAAGTTGATGGCACACTTATCCAAATAAGATAATATTCATATTTTTTAAACCAATTCCACAAAAATTGACCGTGAATTTGATACCACCCGACAATATAAACTAAACTTAGCAAACACACCGCTAAAATTAATTTCATTATCGACTGGGATTATCAAGTTCAGCAGCGCAAGTAGGACATAATTGTCCCGCTCCTTCGATGTAATTATCTCTTAGAGTTATGTCTTTGTAAATAGGCTCATTAGTTAATTGACCGCAACTAATGCATTTATCGTATTTGATTTCTTTTTCTTTTACATCCATAAAATATCAGAGTGTTGAGCGAAAAGTATTAAACCATTCTTTTTGCGAGCTTCAAACTCTTTGCTCTCTTGTACATATTTGTCCAAACAAATTTTTTCTTCAAGTGTTTTTTCTCTATTAAAGTAATTTTTTTCTTTGAATAATATCACAGGGTAAGGCAGATATTTGTCAGGATCAATAATATAATCAAAAGCAAAAATCATTTCATCAATAATATAATTCATTTCTTTTTCGCCAATTTGTTCAGCCTTTTTCATATCTTCTTCTGATAAATCATAATAATTAGAAGGCATAAATTTACAAGGAACACCAAGTTTACCTTTGTTTTTTAGATATTTAAGGCGGGGAACAATATATTTAGCAATATTAACTTCTAAACAATAAATATCATCATCAGAAACACCGTAACGAATCTTTTGATATTTACATTTAATCCACCAACGTAAATCAAACCAATTATGTTTGAATCCCCAACCTAATCTATAAGGAAGTAAATCTATAAATCCATCAACATATTTATTATAAAAATAATAATTGTCGCTGTCTTTATCAAACATTTTGTCTATTTTTTCTTGTTGATCTGCGTAATCTTTAAAACGCTTTTCTTTATCTTCTGGCGTTTCGAAGTCGAATTCGAATTGATAGTTCATAATGTTTTATTACAAAAGTTAATATAAAACCTTTTTTTCGTGTTTAACTATAACTTCGGGATGCACCCAAACGTCCATATTTTGTTCTTTTGCTAGATGGCAGAAACTTACGTCTTCCATAGTAAATTCAGTAACATTGCCAAACTTTTTCCATAATGGTCTAAACCACGGATATTTAAGTTTTTCAAATACTCCTTTCTTTATTAATATAAAGCCAAAACCTGTATAGTCAACTTTAAATGGTGTATTTTTATTAATCAAATGTTGTGGAGACAAAAATTCAAAAAATCCTGTTTTATTAAAAAATTCTTCATCCCAATGTTCGACGGTTGCATATTGCTGTCCATTGCTCATCAAATATAAGCCTGATGCAATATCTTTTTGTAATTTATATAATTTTACGAAACTTTCTACACTAAATATTATATCACTGTCAATCCATAACATATAATCATAATCAACATTACCTTGAAATGGTTTTTGATCTTCACCACTTGTTGAGTTACCGCCCAGACACATATTGCGAACATAGTATATATTACATGATTCTCTTCTTGATAGAAGAACCGTGATTTTGTTAGCGTTGCACCAATTATAAAAATTAAGCAGACTATCCAAAAAGACGCCTGAGAAATTATTACCCGGTATGCAAAGAATCAATCTCATATAACTTTATTTACCCATCCTAGTGCTTCACTAATAATTGGAAATTCGTTTATAAATATATTTTTAATACCTATTGCAATTTCTCTGTGTTCTTTTTGAGTGTCTTCTTTAGCTCTCAATTCGATATAATGAATCCAACTACGAAGCGTTCCAGTCATGTATATGGTAGTTTGCGTAGTTAATGGCAATATCATTCTAGCACACTCTTTGGCAATCCCAGATTCAATCAGTATATCATAAGCTTTGAGACTATTAGTAAGAGCTTGATTAACTAATTCGATTTTTTCTGGCGACAAATTTACTTCAGCGTCACCAACTTGTCTATTGGTTTTACCTTGCATTCGCCATTGAATATCTTCTAATTTTGTGGCTGCACTATATCTTTGACTAAATTCTTGAAAAGCAAAAGATCTATGCCTTAGAATTTGTGAGGCAATAGCTCTGCTTGTAACAATTTCTACTGTAGCACTTGCCATCTCAAATGGACTCCAATGTTGATGCTTGATTAAATATTTTAGAAGTCTTGGCGCGGTTTCAGTATTCATCTGATTAGATGGATTACTTACTCTCGCGCAATATGATACAATATCTTCAGCACTACTTAATCCTCCGATTTTTGGTGAAGTTATAGCTACAAGTTTGACATTCATAGATCTTTATAATCTTTAATTTCTATTTTTCTATTTGTGATAGTTAGCCATTGATTGAGCGAAGTGTCGATACAATAGTTTTCTGTTTTCGCGTATTTAGTAATTTTACTGTCTTTGCGAGGAGTGTGGCCGACAATTTGTTTTAGTCCTTGTATAGGTGCGAATTCACTATCAAAATCTAACCAGAGTATTCCTCCTCTGGGAAAATGTCCATTTCTAGCTTGACCAGCCATATAAAACCAATGGTCGGAGCCTGAAATTAATCTAATATTGGCGCGTTCCTTTTCTTTGATTAGAAAAAGATTAATATCAGAATTATTTTTAGCAGTTGGATTTATAAAACTAGAATGTAATCCAGCATGAGTACATAAATAATTATCAACCCATGCAAACCACTCAAATTTATTTAGCACATAGTTTTTATCGCTTTTTAAAACATCATTGATAGCATTCCACTTTCGATCTTCATAACCACTGCAAATTGCATAAGTATTATATACAAGATAATGCGTATCATGGTTACCCCATAATGTATAATTATTAGGAGCAGACAAGTAACGAATTAAATAATCAGCAGTAATTTTATAATCTTCATCCTTATCATAATAAAAACTATCAAACCAGTCGCCCAACACAATATTTATGTCAGCGGCTTCGTGCCTAATAATCTTATTTAATTTACCAACTTGATTATGAATGTCGGAAATTATTAGTATTTTTTTATTATGACTATCGAATGTCATGAGGAATTGAGCTAAAAAGATTAGTTTGTGGCTTTGAGACCACAATGCAAGGGTGAGACTCATCATTTTTAACGTCTAGCCATTTTATTTTAAAATCTCCATTTTCTGTGCCAGACATTTCCAATCTTCGATCATTAATATGAAAAACAATACCAGAAACATGAAGCACTTGTTTAGGAGTATTAGTTCCTAAGCGAATATCTCCACTTGTATCAATTCTTAAAGCTTCTCCACTAAGTGATAAATCTTTTGATGCTTGAGGCTTATCTTCAGCTTTGACTAAAGATGGCACGGTAGAGGCAGCAATAAAGCCTCCGAATAAAGTCTTAAAAAAACCTTTTCGATTCATGCTCATATTATATCAATCTTCCTTTGGTTCAGCAAATTTTTGATCTGGATGGTATACGAATTCTGGTCCAGTATAACCATAACCGCTGTCTCCAAAATCATTAAAATCATCAGGATGTTCGCCGTCATAAATTAAATCTTCAAGATATTTATTGCCATCTTGATCAACACCATATTGCACCTGTAATTTTTTTGGATCAAATTCACTTACATTAGTCCAATAATAAACAGCATTGAACTTCATGTCATGATACCACCAAATATTTACCTTGCCAACTTCATCTGGTTCTTGAGGGATATAATTAACACCGCCGCCTTTTACAAACTCAAAGTCTTCCCAATTAGATGTAACATACACAGGCTTTTCATTATTTTTGATGTTATCGTCGCCTCCTAAATATACATCAATAGAATCTCTCTTCTCAAAGTTAAAATATGGACAAAGCTCCCAAACATCTCCTTCGCAGAAACACTCACCGCTTTCTCTATAAGCTTCTTCAAACTCTTCTTGGGTTTGATCAGGAGTTGGGCCGGGGATAGTGTGGCGGCTATATTCATTGGTGCCGCGCATCCAGACTTGAATTTTTAACATATAATTATTTATCGTAGTTTATTTTTCCAATGACGTTTATACGAAAAGTGTTTGTAACTTTTCCATCATTTGAACTTGTTACAATATAGCTTTCTTCAACCGTTCCGTCAAGAAAAAAAATAATTTTTGTTGCAGATGATTCGATTATTTTTAAATCATTAGTTATTGCCGCCAATAAATCGGAATCTTCTGATGAATTTATCGTATAATCTTCAGAGAAAGATAATTCTATGTCTTTTTGGTGATATGCTGCCTGTGTGCGTTTATTAATTAAGAATGTTTTAAGATTTTCTCGGGCTTCCGCATATCTATTAGCTTGTAAAGAATCAAAGTTAATAACAAGTGCGGCGATCAATGATAATAATATCACTGTCGCCAACACTATTTCTATAAGAGTAAATGCTTTCGATTTACCAGTCATTATATTTTGGTAATTTTTTAGCCTCTTTTTCTCTTTGAATCGCTCTTTTAATTATGGTACGCAATTCTGTCAATGCTGTTTCATAAGAATCACAAGCGATTTCTATATCATCAGTAATATAACCATTATGCAACACTCGAAACTCAGGTTGCTCGCCATAAGACCAGCGTGTTTCTATATACCAATGGCAGTCTTTATCTTTATGATGATTGCCACTAATAAGTTCATACCATTGCTCAGTTAATTGAATTATTTCTTTTTGTACATCAGCAGTCATATATATTTATGCGTCAAATTTAAAAGTTGTTCACCAATGTATTTAGTATAAGCAGGTGGAATGGCTTCTGTCAATTCCCAGCCTCGTCCAGCCCAAGGCATTCCCATAATATTACGCCAAGTGTCAATAGAACCTTTGCGACGACTCTTGCCTGTCACACTCATATCACGGTAGTCAATTCCATTATCTTCGGCATATTTTTTAGAATATCCACGTTTAGTGATATTTTTTAACTGCGCTACTGGAAAGTTACATTCAAAATATCTAGTTCGTTCAATCGGCATACCAAACATATAACCAGTTAATTTAAAAGGCTCTATAAGATGATCTTTAGCACCAGCGACATTTTCAATAATGTAATATTTTTTAGTCTTAATTAATGCATCGCGAACCGGCTCAATTAACTTTGGAGTATCTTTGCCTTGTGAATAATGAACATAAATTGAATCAGGCTTAGTTGCGTTGCTGTATCCTTGGCATGGAGGTGAAGCATGAATAGCATCAAAAGAATTCAGAAAATCTTTATCTTTTAATATTTCTAAAACATCGGATCTAATGAATTTAAAAGGATAACTAGGTTGATCTTTTATATCAACACCAGTTACTTCAAATCCAGCTTGGCTGTAACCCATGCTTGCGCCACCAGCGCAACAAAATAAATCTAATAATTTCATAATTTTTGTAAAGATAAAGTAAAATTTGTACCCAAAAGTACTTTTCCAGTGTCATTTATATTTGATATGAAATATCTATTCTCAATATTCGCGTTGACCCTCAGTCTCAACGCTCAAGTTAAACCAGAACATACTCCCGGTCAAGGAGGAAATCATCGCAGACCTCCAGAGGTTAGCAAGGAAATTCGTCAAAAAATGTTAAAAAAATACGATCTCAATAAAGATGGTAAATTAGATCGCGAAGAAAGAAGTAAAATATCAAAAGAAGATCGAAAAAAGATGCATCCACCTCGTAAAGGACCGAAAGATTCGCCTCCTACAGAAAAAGGCTAACAAATAAACCCTCCAAAAATGGAGGGTTTACGTTTTTTTAGCCGTTTCAATCCATTTGTTAAAATCTCCTTTGAAACCATACCATCCCCAATGAGTTAGTTTAATATCAGAGCGAGCATATACTTTTTCACCTATATTTCTCCAAAGATGACAAAATCCCCAATCTTCACTATCATAAGTTCTTGTTCTAGGATTGATGCCTACTTTGAAAAAATCCCACATTTTCTTTCCAGAACCATAACCATCGATATCATTAATATATGTAAGATTTTTGTTGAACATCAAGATCTTTTCAAAAACTTGACGTTTGATAAGTAAAAAACCAGTTGCAACACTGTCTATTTCATAGATATTTTTATCTAACTCAATCAGGGTGCCTCCGACAGCGAAATCAACAATTTCTTTGTTTTTTTGATTTGCGTTTTCTAATTTAATGTATTTTTTTGGATAAGGAGAACAAATAACTTCTTTGTTGCTATCAATCAACTTTTGAACATCTTCAGACTCAAAGGCTATATCGCTATCAATAAATAAAATATGAGTCGCATCACTTCTTAAAAATTCTGCAACCGCAGCATTGCGTCCTCTTGAGATAAGACTCTCAAAAAAAATCGGATAAAATATTGCATTTATATTTGATCTGTGAAAGTAAGAAACAAGATGCAAGATTGACATCATGTAATCTGCATGACAGTTTCTGTTGTAACAGATTAACGGTACAAAAATTTTACAATTATTCATCGTTTCTATCTTTTTTATTCAAATCAAATAGGTCATTTTCTTGATCTTCTAATTCACCAAGACAATCCATGCATACAGAACAATAATCTAAATCTTCTAAAAACGCTGTCTTTTTACCACAATAATCGCAGTTCATTATTTTGAAACTAATTTTAAAATATCATCTAAACTTTCTTTAACTCTTATGGGATGCGTTGCGTTGTTTTTCGTAAAAATTAAGCTGTGTATATGAGATTGTTCAATGTTTACAACCATATCAAGATTGATAAGTTGAAAATTATAGTGCCTGTTTATTGTATTAGAAATTTCATCGTGACCGGGATCTAATACATGAAGTTTAAGAAAATGAGCCATAAAATAAATGCGGTTTTGAGGATAACCGCAAACCTTTATTATCACTAAGATCGACGATTTTCAGGAGTGCGAAAAACCTCTTCCTCTTTTTCTCCTTCGGAATAATAAATAACACCATTGACAGACTTCGCGCATTGCATGGCCCAATCATACGCTTTCTTTTTTCCTAGCGCAAGATTATAGGCTGACTGATACGTTCCATCTTTATCTCTAACAATGTAACGTTTATTCATTTTAAGAATTCTTAATTAGTGTATCATGAATCAGATGACGAGTCTTATAATCCAAAATACGACCTGTTTCATCCTTCGGCAGATCAGTAAGTATCTTGTCAAAATCAAGCCCAAGTACAGAACTCATGCACTTTATTTTGCGATAAATACCGATTTCCTTATACTTCAATATTGACCACAATGTGTCAACTTGCTCTGGAGTTGCCTTTGTAATAGCATTTAAAAAGACAACTGGTTGTGTTGTAACAGAAGTTATTTCACTCATATTTTATAATTACTGATCATTTGAATCTGAACTACCTGAAACAATACAATTGCTCAATGCAGTATCATCATCTTTCTGAACTGTAAATCCTAGTTCCAAACAAAGATCATAGATCTCTTGGCAAGAGATATGAATTCCCTTTAGTCGGGATTGAATGGACTTGAGGGTAGGAGGCGATCCAGCCTCAATACGACCCTCAACATAATTTTTTATAGCGAGATAAGTAGAATCACTATAGTTGTAACCCTCATTTACATTACAACCGCTATTGTCAGTACAATCGCTTTCATCTTCAATATCAATTTCTTTATCAGTATTATAATAAAGTTCATTCAATGGAGCTTCATCCTTGATACGCTCGAAAGGAACCTCACCAATAACCTTGTATTTAGAAACACGAAGTTTCTGGAAGCTGCAATCAGTAGGAACACTAACAGCATCAGAAGGATCAAACTCAACCATCATAAGATGGCCGTTATTGCCAGCCCAATCCTTGGCATAATCATAGCTACCAACGTGCAAACCATGAGAACAATGATTATCCTTGTTGTCATCGACGCTATTACGAGCGACTTCAATAGTCTCACCAATGGTATTTAGAATGCGACCATTTTTATGAACCTTACCAGTAATAACAATTGTATTCTTGTTACCATGTTTTGAATAATAATCAGCATCAACACCTTTATATCCAATAACATTGCCAGTTTCAGTCAATGGCAAAGTCTTATACGAAAGAAAAGTGTAAAGTTGATCGACGCTATTCTTACTTGGATTAAACATAAGCTTCTCAATAAAATTGAGAATAGGTTGAGCGTCCTTTGCTCCAGAGCGCAAAAAATCAAGCAGTTTATCAATCACAAAACCCTTGAGTTCATAATTGCCATAATAAACCTTTTCGGCAACAACTTTAATACTACCGTGAGTAAAATCTTCAATCTGCTTCTTGATGTCAAGAAAGTGACCAATGTTATCGTATTCTGCATTTAGCAGAGCATTCTTCAACCCGTGATAATTTGGATTATCAATGTTGACAGTGTACGGCTGACCTTCGTAGATCACCGTGATTGCGTTGTTCGTAACAATATATGCTGGCTTGCTCATAATATTTTTTACACCGTAATTGTTTGTTTATGCTAACTCAAATTTTCGAAACGTCAACAGAATTCTGCTGATTGATGAAAGAAATGTACTCCTTAAATTTTGCTTCATTTTTGTCGCGATCAGAATGCCAAAGATCGCGGTGAACTTCAAGCATGGGATAATTTTTATAAATTTCTTCAGTGACTTGATTTAAATATTTTGCACAAATAGAAACTGGAGTTTCATTGTCGTGGGACATATTAATTTTAAGATTCTCCAATACATGTCGCCATTTTTTAATAAAAATAGCGAATTCAAACATATTTAATTTCTTAAGAAGTTCTGAACAACATTTCAGTTTGTAATGATATTTCTGACAAGTAATAATATCTGCAACCGTGGCAGTAAAAGTCATAATATTATATTCGTCATCAGTATTGCAAGAAATATATTCAAGAATCAACGACTTAACTTCATCAGTGCAATTATTCCATTTATCTTGGACATACTTGACAACATCAACGAAGTCGGCGCGATTTTTAAATTTAGTAGTCGCAACTACATTATTTGACACTCCATAAATAGGCACCTCAAACAATGCGTCTAATTCACTAAAAAAACGACTATTAAGTTTATTCTTTTCACGATAAAATTGTGAATACTGATTAATAGGCTTTCCATCAGAGATGGGAAAATAAAGCTTCGTAATAGCAGCGTCGTTGATTTCTTGAGTAAAAGAAGTTGAAGAGTGAAAAGCGGAACCTTGAATCTTATAAAAATAATTAGGAGTATATGAGCCACTAGCAGAAGGCTTTCTGTTAGAAGGAAGCTTTACTGGAGTCAATTCACTAAGATTGCAAAAACCAGACTTGACAAGATCAAATCGATGAATTTCCTTAAACTTATCAATTCCATTGACAACATCAGAACCAACGATAGATGAATCATGACTGATAACAATGACATTGGTATATTTTTTAGCCAGATTAAATAAACGAGGAACAACCTTTGTATTTTCAGCAAGATCGTTAAAAACAATATAAGAATTTTTCTCATTACTAATTGTATAACCTCTACTAATACTTACACGATCATTATTAATTAAAGTGTAAGTTTTAGAACTAACAGGAATTCGATACTGTTTATTGTCTACTTCGTAAGTGGCGCGATTAAAATTGCTAGCAGTAATCTTATATCCCTTAAACGTAAAAACACCTCTTGATTCAAGTTTATCAAAAATATTACTAGGAAATATATTCTTAATTTCTTTGAAATAATTCATAGCATCGCGCAAACAATCAAATTGCTCGACATTACTCTTGATTGAATTAGTAAACTCTTCGCAAAAAGTTTTATAACGAGACTTTAGATAAGACTTTGTAGTCTTGTTGTATTCAAGAGCTTCGCGGGAATGATGCAATGAAACGCTACCAATATCAGCAAAAAAAACTAATTTAGTGATATGTTTAGTCCAAGCATAATAATTGTCTTCGCTTTTGAAATCAAGGAGTTCTGCATTGATGGGATAATAAATGCCTCCTATTATAATACCTTGTCCACTATTTACATAAGGATTATAAATAGTAGAAGTTATGCGAATCTGCCAACCATTGCCAGAGATAAGAATCTTTGGCTTATCAATCTCAGTCTGAACGTTTAGAAACTTCGGCAATACTTCAAAATTACTAAAGAAAGTCGAGATTTCACTATTGAATTTAGTGATGTCATTCTTAGAAACTCCAACAGTAATACAAATACCATTCTTTTCAGAAGTAGGATCGCTGAATATCTCATCGATCTTCGTATCATTTTCTTCTGAGATATAAATAGAATAAATAGTCTTTACTCCGTTATGATAAGAAGTAACAGTAAAACTATCTTTGTAAGAAAGAGGAGCAAAGCGTCCAATTCCAAAGCCGCCGATTGAAAGATCAGATCCGCGCTTTGTAGATTTGCCAAACTTGCTATACAGATTAAAAATTTGATCGCGACTCAAACCCGCACCAAAATCACGAACAGAAAAAGTCTGATCAAAACTAGTAGGACACTTGATTTCAATCGATTCGGGACTAAAACCGTTTTCGCTGTTTGCGTCTACGGCGTTTGCGTAAGTCTCGCGAATCGTCGCAAGAATTGTGTTTGAATAATTGTTGCGAAGAAGAGAGGAAATGTACCTCATGTCTTCAGCATCAATCGAACAATTTACGGAGGGAAAATCGTGCGAGGTCGCAACGACTTTATCGGCAACAAGGATCTTCATGCGTGGTCAGTATGGCAGGTTATTCTGGGTTGTCAAGGGGTTCTTCGAAAAAATTTTCGAAGAAGCCATCGTTTAATTCAAGGTAAAAAATGATACTGTTTTTGTTTTCAAATATTTTGATTTTACTAGCAATGTTTTGAGAACATTTATAAAATAATTCATTGTGATATTTATTTGCTGATTGTTTTTCATCGACTAATGCTCTGATAACATCTAAAACAAGTATCCGTAAATAAAAATTATTGTTGTTTTGTATTTTATAATAAAAATATTTTTCAATTATAACTGCAAATTTATGCGTCATAAAAATGGAGCATCATATCGGTACTGCCCCGATTTGACCTGTTTGGAAGACAGGGACATTACTTTTATGCTAATGATGCTTTAAATTATGGATTAATTATCTTTTCTAAATCGCAAACAGGTTTTAATCTTAATAAAGCTTTGCCGCCGTGTTCATTGTCATGTTGTATAGCGAAACAATGAATATAAATATATTCACCAATGAATCTTACATCAATTAATTGTATGCTATGCTGATTGCCATCATTGGTTTTTAAAATAGCAAGTGGCGGCGAATTAACTTCTATATTTTTATATAAAGATTCTATATTTACTTCTTGTCCAATGTAGTTTTCCAAAAACTTACCGCCATTATTTGTGCCATCTACATTGAGTGTGTATTTCATAGATCGATAGTATCTATGATTTCAGTTTTGGGATTATTTAATACTTGACGAAGTATACCAATAATTAAATGATCTTGCCGTGCTTGAGGCTTGAAATCAGCTTCTTTGTCAAAAATTTCAGCAATATCCTTTAAATCATCATCCCCGATATTAATAGTAACATGCTTCATGTACTAATTATAATATATAAAGTTATGTTTTCAATTAGGAAAACGTTTGATGTAATGAACAAAAGCTTTATCTTTGCCTTTAACTTCAATCTCCCAAGTAACATCAAGGCCCATATCAGGTGGCGGCACAGTAAGATTTTTGGAATGATTGCGTTTCGTACCATCTTCAGCTTCAGACCAATGAAATACAGGAGAAACATTCCATGTCTGATAAAAACGCATAAAATTCTTCTCAAAAGGCACAACAGTACCATCAGCTAGTACAGATGGATTTGCGGTATCGTGCAAATTATCATAAGTAAGAGGAAAATGAAAATTATAAACCTGCTTCATGTAATTATGAAAGTAGTCATACAAATTACTGCAAGTCCAAAAACCTTTGTCTTCGTTCTCCAAGACTAGTCTGTTACGAACTCCAATATCGCATCGAAAGAAGTTACGAATAAATTTATCTACAAACTTTTCCGCTGATTCAAATGTAGAAAGACTAGGATGAATGTTCATGGGACATTCATAAGTCTGCGGCATCTTCATCTGATTCAAAACCCATGCATGAAAATTAAGTTCAGCAATAGATTTGGCACAAACATCATCTGAATCTGAACCAAGAACAACAAATTGATCAGGATGAATAGAAATAGAAATATTGAGTTCTCGCGCAACACGACCTACTTCCATTAATTTCTGTTCAATAATGTTCCAATGTGGCAAAAGTTCTGCTTGAAGGTTAAGGGTCGGATCAGTTATTAAAGGAAATAGTTTGCAGGAAAGCCGATAATGCTTGATACCTACTTCCTTACAATGTTTGAGCGTTTCAATCGTAACCGTAAGGTTATGAGAAATACGTCGAGAAAGCTCTGCGATAGATTCATCTCGATTTTTTTTATGAAATTGAGCGCGAGTCATGATTTTGAAAGCCAAATCAGGATTTTTCTCTCGCAGTAATTCAGAAATGCAAACTAGTCCGTATTTCATCTTGGTCAGTTTAGGGGGTTTTTCAAAAATGTCAAGGAACAAAAAGCCCCCATTTCTGGGGGCTTTGACTTACATTGGGATACCATCATCATCCTCAGCACTCGCGGGTTGAGGCACTTTCTTTGGAGGCGCAGTCTTTACTGCCTTAGATGCAGCCGTAGCTTCAGGATTATCTTGCTCATTCGACAAATAAATAATAAAGTCAGGAGACTTTTCATTATTTTTAGTTTTATTAGCAAACATAATTACACGTTGCTTAATTTTAGCACCAAGTTCGTCTGTAACGAGATATCCCGTGCAATACGAACTCTTTCCGTTGGCAGCAGCTTTCTTCCAAAGCGCACCAACTTCACGATTCTTCCAGTCTGTCTGCTTATCTGTAGTATTACTCATATTTTTTATTGTGGTTTATAACTAAAACTAACGAAACTAATATTATAATTAATAGTAGCACTCATTTTTATTTAAAATTCGCAATTCTTTGCGCGAGAAGAACTTACCATGTTTTCGGTGGCTGTCAAGAGGTTTTTCAAAAATTTGAGTGATCGTCTAACATCTTAACTTCCAACTGCAATCTATTTTTAAGAGCAAATATTTGTTTCAAATATTTATTACGTTGTTTTGCATTTTTAGCGGTGGAGATGTTGGTGATTACTTTATCAACTTCTTTATTAAAAAAATCAGCAGAATCTTCTAAAATTTTTTTATGGTTTATCATGAAGAGATTGTAAAAAATCTTGATCTTTTTTTATCCAATACAAGATTTTGTTAATACTATTATTATTGATCTGAATGCAATTTATTCCATAAAATTTAAAAATTTGTTCGTATTTCAAGTCTGGTTGTTGCTCTGAATTTTTAAAATATTGTTTAATAAAAAACACGCTTTTTATTTTCGATGCGGCGATTGTTTTGGCGCAATGAATGCATGGACTATAAACCATGCAAGCGTAGTATGGTTGCCTTGATGCATACAATATAGCATTGATTTCGGCGTGATTAATTAAACAAGATTTTGTTTCCCTGTCTTTGAAAATGCTTTCATCGGGTATGTAACCGGGACCGAAACCGTTAAAGCCAGTAGATACTGTGCGCCATTCATCATCAAATAACGCAACACCTACTTGTGTGTGAGGATCTTCAGATCGGGATCTAGCAGACAACGCTAAATAGCATCCGTATTCAGGTTTTGATAGTCTAGGGCTATTCGGATTGAAACTCATAATACATTAATTCTTCATCTCCTGCGGTCCATTTGTGAGCAAGACCTTCACAGGAAAATTCTTTTGAAAATGGCTTCCAAGTTTTTGATTCTGGAGGAAGTTTACATGATATCCATGCTCCGCTGTCTCTAAAAATTATTCTGTTATTAGGTTGGGCGAACATTTGTCCACCTTCGCCCCAAAAAATATGAGCGCATTTATGACCAGCAGATATTTCAGAATATCCTAAATTATAGTCTTCGCCATTACACCAATCAATTGTAAACAAATATTTAGCAACGTGCATTTTTTTATCTTTAAGATAAATATAAGCACTAACATTTTTTAGATACTCAAATCTTTGAACTGTAAAATAATAACTAAAACAATCCCAAAGCTGTAACCAATCTAATGCATATTTAGTTATAGGTTGTTCACTATTGGTTAAATAATGAATAGGAACACGCGCAAATTGTGCGCCGTACTCGCTCATTACGTTGAACATTAAACATCGTCTAGGAATTGATACAACTGAAAATATTTCTACAGGAATGTATTTATCAGTTGTTCTTGGCGGACTGTCGCATAAAAATGATGTATCTAAATAGCCTATCTGCGTAGGTATATTTGTAGAAAGATAGCTCACTATTCTCCTTTTTTAAATGTATCCATTAATTCGTTGACAGCTTTTAACATAGAGTCAAGAGTGGCAATACGGTTTGAATATAAATTCTCAGTTTTAATTTGTTCTTCTTGAATTAATTTTTTTAGCTCATTAATTTTTCTAAAAGTATTAATAGGTTTAGATCTTTCAAATTCAGATATGTTCATAATTTTTTATAAATGAAAAACTTACGCCATTCTTCTCTAGTGTTTAAGGGTTTACTAGGCAAGATGGGTATAGGCATAGGGACAGATTTTATATCGCGATTTTTGTGATCAAAGAATGGATACATATCCTTCTTTATCTGATTACACCGCGCACAAGTCAAGGTGATATTTTCGATTTCTCTTGTCCCTCCTTTCGAACGAGGAAATATATGCTCGACGGTAAGATCGCGTTTGTCAAATTTTTCGTAGCAAATCTGACAGGTAGAATCAAAAATTGTACACAATTTTAATAAACTCAGAGTGCGTGGTATCTTTTTTTTTCTTGAATAGAAAGAAGATTTTAATACGGCTGTCGTTGGTAAAAACCATATTTTATTTTTAGAAGTCAAAAATGGTTGATCGTTATAAAATTTTATATTCTCATTAGAAAACCATTGCAAATTATTGTCTATTAAGTTTTCATTTGCATCAAAACATTTAATGTTATTCTTTATTAGATGCAAAAAAGTCGATCTGCCATTCAGAAAAGTATAAGGCATGAATAAGCTATCTAATAGTAAAGTAGTTATCTGATAAGAATAACTCGACATTGAACAATTTTAACAAAAAAGCTCAAGATGTCAACGAAAAACCGCCAACTTTCGTTGGCGGTTTATTTGCTTAAATATAGGTCACTATTAGAACGACCAACGCATACCTGCTACAGTAACAATGTCACCGCTGAACTCTCTAGTGGCAATATTATATTTTGATGGACTAAAATTATTGTCGTACCAACCAACCTCAACATAAGGAGTAAGATGATTAAAAAAGGTACGAGATACACCAATTTTGGCGGCTACAACTTCATAATCTGTGAACTTGCCATACTCAATGCTTGGATTGAGACTGAACCAACCAAAAACATCAGTTGGACGCTCAAAACCAGCAATGTAACCAGATTGCTTTAAATTAAAATCATGAGATCCGCGAAGGAACGGAGTGATATATGGATTTACTAAGGCAATTTTTGGAGCAATTTCAATTGAGTTACGACCACCGGGAATCGCGCTTTGATGACGTAGTCCTTGCAAATCAACACGGAGACTACACTTTTCAAGAATTTGAATTGACTTTCCGACACCAACATTCCAGTGCGATTCATCTAATCCATTTGAATCTGGCAGAACAATGCCGCCGAGATAAACATCGGCTCCAAAATATGAAGTACCGATATTGAAGCTGCCGAACCCTTGCCCTTCAGTTTTTGCTAAACCATTTATAATATAATGATTGTTATAGCCAGCTGAAACGTTGGCTGTGATTGGAACTTCATTATCCGCAGCAAAAACTGCGACTGAAGTTAGAATTGAAACGATGTATTTTTTAATATGATTGATCATACGCAAATAATTTTACACGATAATTTGCATAAGTCAACAGATTTTTTCATGATCTTTAAGCTCTTTAATATTTGTGAACTTACCCATATAAATTCCATCATCTTGTCTAACAGCGTGACATTTAACAGAAAAAGCTCTATTTTTGCCATCTATGATTATTATTTCATGTTCAAAATTTCTTTTATTTTCTATTGCTGATTGCCACCTTTCATTCACTTGATCTCTTATTTTTTCGCATAATGCATTTATCCAATTATTATTTTCCAAATCTTTAAATAATCTATCAGTCAAACGAATGAGAGCATCATTTGCCCATGTAAAATTTCCTTTTTCATCTGTTTCAAATATTGGTTCTTCCATGCTTTCTAAAATCCATCGTTGGCGATATAAAATTATTTTTGTTGATGATTGAAGATCGCTGACTTGATCTTTTAGACTTTTACCGTTATTGGGTTTTAATTCTTTAGATATAGTAGCAACTTCTGTTTTTAAAACAGCAATATCGTCTGTAACAGATATATATGGTTTTATTTTTCTTGTAAAATTCATCAAATAACCACCATATAGAATTAAAGCTGCAATTGTGGCGTTTGCCAATGTCAAATAATCATTTATATTTTTTGTGGCTTGAACGACTTCTAAAACCGCATTTGTCATAAATATATATTAATATACACAAAAATACTTATATATTGAACTGCGAATTATTTTATATACAAAGCTGATATGTATTACATACTCGCAAAAATATTGTTTTGTTTTAATTCTTTTTTTATTTTTTCCACTTCAATTCTTTCAATATACTATCTACTAGGTCTTTCTCGCCTCTATCCATATCTTTATCTAGTTGATCAAAAATATATTGTATCTTGAATGGTTTATCGGGATTATCTTTGTGTTTTTCTTTGAAATCTTGTATAACATCTACAATTTTAATCAACGGTGCCTTATATTGATCAAATTTATCTTTACTAATCAAATTGCTTATTTCAAAAGCTTTTGGAGTTAAACCTTTAAATACAGATATGACCATTGAACCAATCATATCAAATATGGAAAACGCTGCCCCGGCAACAGGGTTAATAGTAGCAAGCAATCGTAATATAATAAATATTACAGTAAATATTATTATTGCAGTTATAGCACTAAAAAAGAATTTCTTTAAACCCCAAAATACAGCATTTAATCCAAACATACCGCTCATGCTGTCAAGTGTAGCTTTATTTGAATCTGCTTGTTTAGCTATTTCTTTAGCTTTTTCATTCATATCCCACATCTGATTGTCGTATTGTTCTTTCAATTCGGATGTTTCTTTTTGCAATTTATTAATAATTTCATCTTTTTCCGCTAACATTTTTTCACCGCGTTTACGTTCTTCAATTATTGCTGAATTTAACAAATCAACCATTTGTTTTACTTTATTCAGTTCGTCTATATGTGGTGTACCAACTATAGAAATAACGCGTTCATTCAAGTCTTTAGCGGTTTTTACTTGTGTAGGAGGATTGGTTACGGCCAATAATGAATGTTGAATACCCGCTGCTAATGTAGCTGTTTGTATTTTCTTTTGTTTAGTGTTTTTTTCCAAATCTTCGATTGTATTTTCAACTTTTTTTTCTTCTTTAGCAATATTTTTTTGATTATCGTCAATTTGTTTAGCTGGTTTAATTGAAGAAAAACAACCAGTTAAAATCAAAAAGAACAGAAGAAACGCTTTTTTCATACACATATCTTTACACGGATTAATTAAATTGTGCTTATTTAAAAAATTATCGTTCACCTTTAACCATAAATTCATAACCGCAAGATGGGCAAACTTTAAAATTATTTTTTAAATCATATTTGCATTCAGGACATTTAAATTTTCTGTTCCAAATTATTGTATCGTAATTGGATTTATATTTTTTACTAAAACAATTTCTAGGTTTGTCTCCTTTACCAGCACTCATAATCTTTTTTTAATTGTTTATTTGGCTTAAGATCGTTCATTATTGATAATCTTTCACTTTCTTTATAAAAAGACCAGTCTCTGATTTGTTGCCAAGTTCGACCACAGCCAATGCAATTATCATTAAGTAAATTACATTTTCTAATACAAGGAGTGGAGATTTTAACAGCAGTGTCCTCGTTTGTTGCCATTCAGAGGTTTATACACTGAATTTTGTTCTCTATATTTATAAAGTTGAGAATACGCTTCTTGAACATGCTTATCAATATCTTTGACAAGATAAGGAATAGATTTATTAGAATCTACTAATTTAATAGATCTAATTAGATTATTTATAATATTATCTACTTCATGCATTATTAAAATGGCTGTCCGAACAGGATTTGAACCTATACAAAGAGAGTCAAAGTCTCTTGTGCTACCGTTACACCATCGGACAATTTAATTTGGCGGTGAGGGAAGGATTTGAACCTTCGGTACTCTTTTGAAGTACGGGGCTTTAGCAAAGCCCTGCATTAGACCACTCTGCCACCTCACCCAAGATTTTCTACTTCAAAACATCCAAAACCAGCTTGATGTTCAAATGTTAACAATCCGCATCTTTTACTCTTCTTATTTGCACAGACTCCGAAGTCCATATCTGCATCTTTGTATTTTTCATTGTACAAAGGAATAAAATGCTTACAACCGCAGCTACAATCATTGCGGTTATAAGTATCAACCCAGCGAGAAATTTTGCCTCCATAATCTATATAATCAGTGTCTAAAATCTTACAAAGATCTAGTAAACTTTGATCTCTGTTTGTTTTCATCGTCTATTCTTTTTCTTTGGCTGATTAGATATTGTACGCAATCCATAATTTAAATCTAACCATGCTGTTTCAATTGTTGCCTTATCTTTTGTAAGCTTCATTTTATCGCGAAGATAATTAATTGTCCAATTCTTCCATTTTTCATTTTCTTCTTCTGAATATGCATGTTCTTTATACCAATTTGGAATTTGATTTTCGCAAACGTCTTCATATCTAAGATCAAGTTTAGCGATCTTAAATTGTTTATCGATTATTTTTTTTATGTGTTTACTGTTCATACTCCTGTAGATCCAAATCCTCCTGCTTCTCTTAGCGTGTTTTCAAGTTTATCAGACATTATAAACGTGGCTGTGTGACAGCTTTCAAAAATAATCTGAGCGATTCGATCTCCTTTCTTTATATTAAATTCTGAATCATTATCTGTATTATACAGAATAACCCCGATATCTCCACGATAGTCAGAATCAATTACACCAGCTAGAATATCAATACCGTTCTTATAAGCCAAACCTGAGCGAGGAGCAATGCGACCATAATAACCGGGAGTTATTTCCATCGAAATATTTGTCTTAACTAGCTTTCTGCTACCACAACAAATTTTAGTATCTTCTGCCGCATATAAATCGTATCCAGCAGCAAAATCAGTCCCTCTAGTAGGAATTGTTGCGTTTTCGGAAAGCTTTTTAATATTAATATATAAGGTTTCTTTATGCATATTTATATTTATTTATCTTTTAAAATTGACATTAAAATTCTAGCTTCTTTTGCAGGAATATCATCATAAGAAGTCCAAACTTTTGCTTCAGCGTTTTTATAAACGCCTAGTTTCCAAGCTTCTCGCAGGTACTCTTGAAATTCTGTAAATGACAGCATCCCTGAATTTTTTGCGGACTTCTCTAACATTCCTTGAGAAGAAGGCAGAGCTACTTCATTGTCATCTTCGAATACAGATATAGCACCTTTTTTTGAAGCATCAATTTCATCGCTACCAACGATGTGTACATTAAGAAAATTTCTTACAGCCCGAACAAATGCGCGATTAGCCGCAATCGTCTCCAAGAATTTGACAGCGAAATCCGAAGTATTATTAACTGTAGCATTTGCGACATCTTCATAATAACTTTCATATTGTGACTCATAATTAGGAATCCAAGTTATACCACACTTAACAGCAACGTAGTGCGTTTCGCATTTTATGATATCATATTTTACACTTGTATATCCTCTAAGTTTAGCGAGTTCTTTGATACCAGCAAGCTTGATAAGTAATTGACTATCACTAAGACCTTCAATCGAAGTAGGCATTTGTTGCTTGCGCGCCTCAAACCATCCACGATTAGGGAATAAATGCTCTGGCTTAACCATCGCTCGCCAGTTGATTGATCCATCTTCATTGGTTTTATATTCTACGTCTTCAATTAAACCCCAAGTGTTACGCGACTGAGGTGCTAGATGTAAATTGTTCTTGTCGTTCATTGTAGATTTTAAAAAATTCTATTTCTTGTTCGAATTCTTTGCATAGTATGACATTTTCTTCGGTCTTGTCAAGATGTTTGTTTGCGAGATAATTAGCCTTGCAAGAAAATTGTTTACCTTTAGAAATTAAAATTTTAGAACTTATAAATTTAGAAGATTCAGAAAAATTGTTAATAGTTTCTATTTTTTTATTATCGTCAAAATCTTTATTAATTTCCCAATCTAAAAATTTAAATCTGTATTCATTTAATTTTTCTTTATCATCGCAAAAAATTTTTATTTGTATACCTGAATTTTTACACAGCTTCAAAAAATTTTCAGAGATATTCGGTGACATCATAATTGTTAATAATAAGATGTTATTTTTATATGGAGTCAGTAAAGAAACATTAATATCTTTGTCAGTAATAATGTTTACTTTTCTATTTGACACCCAATAGTGAAAAACCGAAGCATTCAAGTTTTTAATGTAATCTAATCGCAAATTTATAGATCTATGTTTCATGAAATCTTCAGAAGATATAAAGTCTGGTACAATTTCAATAATTTTTTGATTGTAACTTTTACCTAAATGTACTAGTTCATATTTTCCAAGATTATTTTCTATGTTTAAATTGTCTAAAATATTCTTTGCAACTTTATATGGGCTGATAAAATTTATCGTTTTTGGACTTTCTTTCAATTGACCGTAAGATGGTAAATTGCCATCTCTGTCAGATTCTAAAATTATTTGAGAAGATTTATTCCATACTGGTCTTGTATTCTTTGAATCATACAAAGAATATAAACCTATTGACTTTATATTGAAAACAGATGCTACATGCAAAGTATAATTTTGATTGGCTATTAGAATCTTAGCTTTAGAAATTAAATAGTTTTCTTGTTTTTTATTTAAAGAAATAAATAATTTATTACAATTTAATTTAGCGTTTTTTTCGGTAGCTAATTGAAATATTTCGATTTTTGATTTATTTAAATATGGTTTAATTAGGTCAATTACATCATTAAAGTAATCATATTCACCATATGGATTTTTACTTCTTGTGTCAAAAATTATAAAATTATCATTTTTAAGAGGCAAAAAATATTTATCTAAATATGGTTTTGATATTTTGACTCCGCAGTCCAAGGCCATTTTTTCAGTTAGATTCATAAATACTATATTCTAGAATATCTTCGGAATTTCGATAGTAATTATTATTTATCGATAAATATGGTGCAAATACTATGTCAAAATATTTGGGACAATTACCTTTGCCTTCAAAAAATAAAGGATCGTTCATTTTGTCAAAATAGTTTAAAACTTTTTTGATATCTGGATGCGAATTTATCAAATCAAAATTTTCCGCTTTTGTAAAAAAGTAGATATCATGATTAGGGTAAAGTTTTTTTATAGAAGTGATTAAACATGTTGAAATTATAATTTCTTCTGCACCGTCTGGCTGAATAAAAGCAATTCTTTTATTTGTATCAGCATTTTTTAAAGATTGCAACATTTCATCTAAAAACAAACTTTGATTTTCATTTAAGGCAACTTTGCGAAAATAATTAATTACATCAACTCTTTTTAAATCAGTTTTTAATCTGTTTATCCAATGATCTACCCCGGCTAAATCGATTTTCATTAATATATTGCTATATAATGATTCAACCCATTCTTTATCGTTTAAATTAGTATCTGGTTCATAAAATGGATTAAGTTTTGATTTTTTATTTTCATAATCATAATTTATTTTGGGTAAACTATCGAATAGATCTTCAAAATATTTTCCGACAACTTCTATGCTAAAATTATCTATAACAAATTGTCTTGCAGTTTTTCCCATTTGCTGCCGTGCATCATCTGCTAGATTATAAACATATTGTAATTGTGTATATATACTATTAGGTAACGTAGATGCTTTGATGAATTGAGTTCCAGGCTCTCTGTATTCAGCCCATTCTAAAGGTAATCCGCCGCTTTCTTCAGTACAACAATCTTCACCGCAACTATAATTCGTGACAAGAGTAATAAGCTCTGCTAGTTTGGCTTCTTGAACTGGAATTTCTTGACCGCCGGATGTAAATGGATGACAATACACATCCATTAAATTATATATTTCATTTAATTGAGTTTCATTGACTCCAGTTTTTACATTGCTAGTTTCGCAACTATTTTGAGCTTTACAGACGTCGCAATTTATAACATGACCGCAAAAAGGTTTGACACTGTATGACCCACAATTCTTACATACATAAGTGGTGAGAACATTTTTAACATCTATTTCTTTTTCTTTTAAAAGTTTTAATATATCCCAACCCTCATTCCATGATGTATGCAAAAGTAATTTTGCATTTGCTTCTGGATTGTTTTTTTGAAACATCTTAAAACCGTCTAATAAATTTGGTACTGATTTTCGCAATTGATTTCTAAAAACAAATCCAATTATATAATTATTTTGTAGTTTAAATTTATTGCGAAGTTTATTTCTATCATCGCTTGATATTTTATAGAATGATGAAGTGTCTAATGTTCCACGAACAGTTTTTACATGTGTATGGCCTAATTTATGCATTGCTTTTTCTGCGAACGAGGCCCAAACAAAATAGTTTTTTATTTTAGGTGCCATTGTAACGGCATCAGGCAAGATCGGTAAACTATCTAATGTGGTGTGAACAATACAATGAACTTTATTCCACCATTCTTTATCAGTAAAACCGTTGAAAGCCCAAATATCCTCTATGCCTAAATAAATATCTGGTTTTAATTCTTTTATAGCATGATCTATCATTTCTGCACCATAACCTGATGCATTTTTTCTTCTTTCATCAATAGAAATTTCTTTGAGAACTTCAACGTCTTCTGGTAAAGATCCATAAGATTCCCAAGGCATGAACTTTAATTGTTCTGAATTCCAAGTATATCCGTTGCTCAATTCAATAATTCTATACTTACCAGTTTTATATAAATAAGATAATAAATTTTTTTTATGCTTACCAAATCCAGTAAACATTTTGCAAAAATTGCTATGAATTAAAACTGTCTTTTTAAGCATTAGAAATCCATTTCTTCAGAATTGGCAGCAACCGACTCCAACTTCTTGGTTTTTGCAGTTTCTACTTGAGCTATTGGTTCTTTCTTATTTGTTGGCTTATCGTTCTTTGGAACTAACTTGCGAGAATCATCAAGAAGCGAATAATACTTATTGATAAAAGCGATCAATCTAACAGCTTCTCCCGGTTCTAACGGGATCTTGAAAGTATCTACGCCATTACGAGTAAAAGACAACCCAAAAGCTGTATACTTAATAACATACTCGCCAGTTCCCTTTGTCTTATCGTAAGGAGCAAGCTTAATTTGTGTCTTGCTTGCTTCGCTTGAATGGAAAGTGGAGTAAGAAGTTTTCTGTTGAAAAGCGTTAATAATCTCGCCAAGCTCAAATTCATTGAATTTGATGGCAATAGTCTTGGAAGGATTAATTCTACTCTCTGCAAATGAACCAGTTTTTGTCTGATCATTCCATGAATGTTGAGCGATACAGTTGACATAAAACTGCGGTTCGCTATTTGGCTTATGAGAAATTTGAAAACTAATTGCACAACCCTGATTTTTAGAGTTGGGCTTGTAAATCTGAAGATTCATATCGCAGAATAATAGCATTATTCTGCGATATTTCTAATAAATTAAGCTAAATAATAGAAGATAGTTTTAGCAGTCGCAGAAGTAATGTCTGTAGTTACTTTAAATGGAACTGGAAAACTAATTGGAGCAGAAATAGTAATAGCTTGGCCCAAAGCTGTAAAGCCAGCGGTAGCGGCTACAACATATATATTTTTGCCGGATGGACATGTAATAGAAGTAGCAGTGTTAATAGTGCAAAATTGAGGAAGTTGATTATTCATTGTATTTAATATTACACTTATTGGCTTGCTTTTAGAAGAGCCTCCAACTTGCCAATTGGAGTTGTTATTCCTCCAATGGCTGTAAATATAGACAATCCTTCTTTCGCGCCTTTGTAAACACCTTGATGAACAGTACTATTAGTTTTTAAAGTTCTGTTGAGTTGATTAAAAGCATTATCTAAATATTCTTGGGGAATGCTGTCTAACGTCTTTTCGTCACCGATAGCGACAGCAGCAGCTGTGCTACCAGTAGAAAGATCAAGTTCACCGCAAAGCACATTTCTTTTAAGATTTTCACGGACTGCTTTACTAATCTCGGCTTCATTGCTATAATTAGTAATATTAGCTGCGCCAAAAACCATAATTCCAGAATCTAGGACAGTTCTAAAATCATTTGTATCGAATGTTGTATATTGGCTATTTTTTGTTATAATATTATTAAATAGATGAAACAGAGAACAAATATTAGCATTAGCTACTTGCCAAAACTTATTAATTGATAGTTTAGGATATAAACTATTAATTCTTTCATTGTCGAGAATAATAAGTGGAGAGACAATCTTTTGTTTGACTAATTCACAAGCCTCTTCTAAAGTCTCATAAGCATTTTGACTTACTTTCTTTCCTTCTGATAATTTGGGCAAAGCAACAATAAGACCAACATATGGTGAAGTAGCTTTTACTGTTGACTGGTATTCTTTAATAGTTTTTATTAATTCAGAACAAACACCTGCGCCAGTTCCACCACCAGCACCAACAGTAACAAAAATACGATCAATATCAGTACCAATAGAAGTCTTAATAAAATCTACAACATCTTCTTTACAATTTAAGAATGCTTGCTTGGCAAAATCTCTATTCTTACCTGCACCTTGCTGTTCTCCAAACTTCATTTTATTTGGAACATTAATTGTCGCAAGATCTTGATCTGCTGTATTTATTACGCCAACTCTAGCATATCCAATTTGAGAAAAAGTTTCTGCCAATTTTCCTCCACCTTGACCAGCACCAATAAAACCAAATTTAAAACCAACTGCATCTCTATCTTTTGGTTCTACCTTTTCAGACTGAGGAGGCTCAGGAATATCTGGCATTGCGAAATCAAACGTATCGTTTGAAGCTGAAGAATTTGTATTCACGTTATAAAGTGGATTGTGTTGATTCATTTTAAATAATATTTAAACTATCACCTATTCTAACATCATCCCAGCTAGTTTCGCCTTTAGATTTATAGCGAATTTTATACTGAGAATAACAAACAGCAACACGTTGTTTTTGATCTTTGAAATCTTTTAACATCATGTCGTCCCCCATGCAACGGTTAATAAATTCTTGTTCTGTTTCTTTTTTTGAGGGTTTGGGTAATGGCATATATCTATATTACACAAATATTGCCATCTTTTACAGAAATTTCCAATTCTAACTTTTTATTTGAATCTAGCATTTTTTCAGCCACTTGAGTTTGAAGTTCTCGCTGAATAGTTTTAATAACTTGTCTGGCTCCAAAATTGTCGAACTGAAGCTTATTAAAAATAAGATCAATTATTTCTTTGGAGTATTTGAGAGCAATACCTCGACTAGACAAATCATTTTCAAATATTTTAAGCTCTTTATTTATTATCTGTTTCAAGTTTTCTTCATCAAGCTGATTAAAAATTACTACTTCATCTATTCTGTTTAATAAATCAGCAGGAAAGAATTTCTTAATTGAACCAAGAACGTCTTGCTTGCTCGCTTTCTGCTTGCCAAATCCAATAGAAGAATGATTGATAATATCTGCACCAACATTTGTAGTCATAACTATAATCGTGTTTGAAAAATCCACGATCTTGCCAGATGAATCTGTGACTTTGCCTTCTTCTAAAATTTGCAACAAAGAATACAAAACATCTTGATCAGCTTTTTGAATTTCATCAAATAGTATTAATGAATATGGATTTTTACGAACCCGCTCTGTTAAAACACCACCTTTATCAAAACCGATATAACCCGGATTAGATCCGAATAGTTTATTAACAGCTGTCTTGTCAGTATATTCTGACATGTCTATATTAATAAAGTTATTTTTATTAGGGAACAATGTTTCAGCTATAAATTTAGCAGTCATTGTTTTGCCAACACCTGTAGGACCGACGTATAGCATAGAACATATAGGTTTATTAAAATTTCTAAAACCAGCTTTAGCTCGGATAAGAGTTTTATAAATATGATCTATTTGAGTGTCTTGACCGAACATCTCAGTTTGTAATTTTTGTTTCAATAATTTTACTTTATCGAAGTCTTGCATTTTTAAATCTTCAATAGGTATGTTCGTTTTATCTGAAATAACTTCTAAGATGTCGTTGTTTGATACTTTATACTTATTATTTCGCCAATTATCAATCATTTTTCGAGTTGAATTCTCATATTCAGAAAGAAGCTCTTGTAAACAAACTGTTTTTTTAGATTGTATGTTATTTTGATTTGTTTGAATCAACCTACTTATTTTTTTCTCAATCTTAATCATTTCAAAAGACTTGGCAAAAGTCTTTATTTTTAATTTTGCTCCTACTTGATCGATTATGTCTAAAGCTTTATCTGGAAATCTACCTTCAATATATTTTTCTGCAGATTCGATAATAAATTTAAGAACATCATCGGAGAAATCAATAATGTGAAAACTCTCATAGCTATTTTTGATATTTTTAATAAGATTAAATGTCTGTTCCTTATTTGGTTCTTCAATCTTTATTATTTGAAAACGCCTTGATAATGCTGGATCACCTGCAATTGTTTTTCTATACTCATTGAAAGTTGTTGCGCCAATGCAGCTAATTTCGCCTCTGGCTAAATAAGGCTTAAGAATATTAGCAACATCGTTACCATTTTCGGGATTGCCAGCACCAATTATAGTATGAATCTCATCAATAAATAGAACAATATAAGGATCATCAGTTATTTCTTTAAGAAGATTTTTAATTTTTTCTTCAAATTCGCCACGATACTTGCAGCCAGCAATCATCATCGGAATATCTAAATTATATATTTGCTTTAAGCTCAGTAAATCTGACGCTTTATTATTAACTATAGCCTGAGCAAGAGATTCTACTAATGCTGTTTTGCCAACACCGGCTTCGCCAACAATAAGCGGATTATTTTTATTTTTACGGCAAAGAACTTCGGAGATCTTTTGAATAAGTTCTTTGTTGATATGCAAATTATTGATTTTACCATTTGAAACTTGTAAATTAAGATTAGTAGCATAGATATTTAATACTTTATATTTTTTGATATTGAAAGTTTCTTTAGCTGGTTTTGTTTCGCAAATATCTTCATCAGATCCAATTGGAAGCATATCATCTTCTTCTAACTTTTTTTCAACATAATCTACAACTTTAGCAAAATTATAATCATTACTCATTAAAAATAATGAAAACATCTCATTCTGGATTTCAAATAAACTGATAAAAATATGTTCTAATCCAATATACTTGTGATCAAATTTAGAAGATATAGTTTTAGCGCATTTAAATATATTCTTAAGATCATCATTAAGTAAAGGCTTGATCGTTCCCTTTTTCTGGGAAGATATTTTGGACTTAATAAAAGATGTGGCCGTAGATTTAATTTTAACAACATCAAAACCAAAATTGCTGAAAGCTTCTTCGATTTGACTTTGTTTTAAATTAAAAAAACTTATCAATAAATGCAAATGAGTTATTTCATTCTGTTTGAGATCAAGGGCAATTTTATATGCCTCTTTTATTAGTTTTTGCGCTCTTGGTGTAAGATTTAAATTTTTCATTCTACGTCAGATAGTTTCATATATATCTTATCATCTAAGATACCAATACCCTCAATCCATAACACATCTTCACCTTTTCTGCCAGTGAAAACCACAATATTTTCTTTTTCTGGTATCTTAAGACCATCTTCAAGATATTCTGTTAATTTTTGATGTTTTCCACCATCTAAAAACATTGCACTTACACTGCCAACTTCGTCTTTTAACTGAAAACGATAGAATGTCGAATTAGACTTCTTAGTCTTACCTTTATAAACCTCATCAATAACCCCAACCATTTTAATACGATCTTCTTTATAAACAGAATGAAATTCTAAAGTATCAGTAAAACTATATTCTGACTGTTTAAAAATAGTTTTTAATCTTATTGATGGCGTATAGCCAAGAAGCTTGTTTTCAAAAACCCAGTTGGCAAATTTTTCATGGTTTTTGTTTTGTTCGTATATCTTCTTATACTCGTCATATTTTTTCTTAAAAGTACTCTTTCTCTTTTCGGTCATGAATGGCTTGCCGTTTTCATTAAGACAAACTCCCTTAAAAGCACATTCACTAACAATGTTTAGAATATCATAATTATATTTTAATGCTACAGAATATGCAAATTTCTTTTCTTTATCGGACAGTAGATTGAATGTTTGAGCTTCAAGAACTAATCGTGAACGTCTATGCGTATATGAACTTAAAGTTCCAGCTTGAATAAGAGATGATAATAAACCAATATTAATACCAGCTTGCTTTGCAGCAATAAATATGTCGAACTTAGTTGGAGTGTTAGTTTCGCGAAAATTCTGTAGAGACTGTAAAGTTTTTTCAGATACACCTTTGATAGAGTTAAGACCGAATCGAATATTATTCTCTTCAATCTTAAAATCTAATGCAGACTTAGCTAAATCCGGCGGTAAAAGAATGATATTAAAGTGCAAAAGCTCTTTTGATATTTTACTAATTTCATGATGAGAATCTGGCTCATGCTTAGATAATCTTAGCAAAGCTAGAAAAAACTCATGAGGGTACTTAAATTTAAGATAAATAGTCCAAGCAGCAAGAATTGCATACGAGATTGAATGAGATTTATTAAATGAGTAATTAGCTGAATCTTCGGCAACTTTCCACAACACATCACCAATTGCAGGATCTAAATTCTGCTCAGATACTTTCTGACGAATTTTACCTTGCCACGCTGGCATCTGATCCACTTTTTTCTTACCTACGATTCGGCGCAACTGTTCTGACTCATCTAAAGTAAATCCAACACGAACTGCCATCTTCATCAACTGTTCTTGATACAAAGGAATGCCTCCAGTATATGAAAGCTCTTCTTTAAAGAAGTCATGTACTAATTGAAATACGCCTGACGCAGAATAGGTGGCATATTGATCGGCAAAGTCCAAAGCACCGGGACGAGCAATAGCAACGACTGCACTGAGTTGTTCCAAAGACTTTGGCCTGACCTTGCGACAGACTTTAAAGTTAGTTTCTGCTTCAATCTGAAATAAACCTTGAGGGGTACGAAGATTTTGGAGACTCTCATAAATAAAAGGATCTTCAGGATCAATAGAAGTCATTTCAATATTTAGTCTTTTACATACCTCGTTTACGACAGTTAAAGTACGAAGACCAAGAACATCGAATTTAACCATAAGTTCAGCTACATAATTCATGTCGTAGCCACTAACTAAATCGCCATCAGAAGTTTTTTGAACAGGACAAACTTCTTCAATCTTATAGTAAGAAATAGCAATGCCTGATGGGTGAACACCTGTATTTTTATTTAAACCTTCAATCTTTTTAGCGATCTCAAAGAGATTTTTATTTTGATCTACCCATTGTTTAAACTTTTCATTTTCTTTGTAAGCTTCTTCTAGCTCAAATACACGGCCAAATAGTTTTGGAATATTATCACTGACTTCGTTAACTTCTGTTTCTGAATATGAGCTAACGATTTTGCCGCATTCTTTGATACAAAGTTTACTTGATAGAGTATTTAAAGTAAGAATTTTAGATGTCTTACCAAGATGTTTTTTTTCAATATATGAAATAACTTCTGCACGACGATCATAACTAATATCATTATCTACATCGGGTAACAGCGATCCATCAAGATAAGTAATGTCATCTTTAATTATTTTCTTAGCGCGAGAACGACTCACAAATCGTTCAAAAAATAAACCGTATTTGATTGGGTCTACTTTCGTAACACCTACAAGATACAAGACCAAAGAACCTGCGGCACTACCACGACCAGCACCAGTAGGAATATTGTTTTCATGACAGAATTTAAGAATGTCCCAGTTGAGTAGTACATAATCAACGAAGTCAAGTTCTTTGAAGATGTCTAGCTCCATCTCCAAACGCTCAATGTACTGATTATTGTTTAATTGTAGATTGTTTAAACTTCTATAGCAAAGTGTCTTTAGAAATGTAAAGTTGTCAGATGAAATGGGTATTTGCAACTGATCGTAATATTTACCTTCAATAGAAATTTGAGGTAATCGAACGCCGGGAAGCATGGCGTTATCGTAAGGTTTGATATCTTCTAAAAAATTCATATCTCAATTTGCCATAACTGCTTCTGAAAAATCTTAAAATTCATCTGAACGTCGTACATTGAATTATGAAGCATGTTCTCGTCGAAGTCAATCTTATAATCTTTTAACTGAGCTTTGATACTTGTCTTCAAGCCTTTTTGTCGAAAATCATTCAATCGATATTGCCAAAAGGTAAAATCCGTATCCTTCTGGGGCTTAAGATCTTTTTTTATAGCTTTGGCTATACAATTCGTATCTATAATTCTTTTTATATAAGAAAAATCAGTTTTTTGTCCTAAAAGTTTGCGATAGATATTGTGAATATAAACATCAAATCCAAGAAGATTCTGTCCAATGATTAAATAATCTTCATCATAAATATATGATTCAAAAGTAAATAAAACTTCTTTAGGATCTGCTGCTAGTGAATGATATTTACGTTCGTCAAAGTGTGTAACAAGTTTGGCACCTTCAGATAGTTTTAAATTAGGCCAGTAAATATAATTATCAACCTCTTTTACTATGTTGTTTCCTTTGGCAATAATATAACTTAGCTGCCAAGGTTTATTACTATCATCTAAAAGATTTAGATGACATGTTTCAAAATCAAAACAAATGTACTTTTGTTCTTTATTAAATCGTAACATTTTCTTCCTTCCATGCCTCAAAGCTGAATTTATCGCTGCAAAAATGAGGTAGCTCTGGTTTTTCTAATGATCTCTCTTTACCGAATGATCTATTGCAAATAATCTTGTAAGTCATAAAAGCTTTGACATCTGACTTTTTATTGTAATAAATAGTGCGGACTTTAACGACAGGAATGTCATTATTTGTTGCGAACTCGTTCACTTTTTCCTCTAAAAGATGATCCAATGCTAATGCATTATTCTCCAAGAATAAACTTGGTTTAGTAAATGATATATCAGGAACTGCGTTTCCAAAAGCAAAATTATTGATATAAATAAAAGAATCGTAGAATGGAATGGCAAGCTTTAAATGTTCATTGTTCCACAATTCTTTCAAATCTGTGTAATCCAAGAATCCAGTATTCGTGCAAAAAGCTCTCGAATATATTTTATTGAGAAGTTTGCATCCGTCGCTATCTTTGGCGAACACAATAACCTTATGTTCGCTTTGAGAATCTTCTGGTAATGCAGAATTCCTCATTGAGATTCTTAGTCCAAAAATGAGTTGAATACCCATTTCTTTACTGCGTTTATACGCTTCAAAGAATCCAATGAGAGTATCTTCTACGAGTATTATCTGTTTTAAATTATTATCTTTAGCGATCTTAAAGATGCTATCTGATCCACCTTCGGTTACTTTCTTTGGATCATCTAAAGTAAGTATAGATTTTCCTATACTAAAGTGAGATTTAAACAACGGCAGCATAGTTCGTTCATCCTAACACGAAATTAGAACTTGTCAAGATCAAAAGGATCGATGATTTCAGCAGATTTAAAACAGGGACAACCATAATATTTCTTTTTTATTATTTTTTCTCCATCAAATAATTTAATTCCCGCCAATTCTTTTTTTGTAAATGCTGATTTTTTGATCTTTTCATCTTTATCTACTATGGCAAAATAGTCAAATCCAAATTTATATGTGCAATACCACATTGGAGTTCCGTCTTTCTTTAATTGATCACGCTCCTTAGCGAATCCGCACAAGAGTTTTCCGGCAAAACTGCCGTCTTTAGGTATGCCTTGATTCGCCGCCATGTTTGATGTAGCAGTTTTTTCATTAAATGAATCAGCGTATTTTTGGTAGCCTGTTAGTTCATGTTCAAAACCAATTAATTCATACTTGGTTTTTGTTTGCATGGGCATTACAGCATTATCATTTAAATCTTGCTTTAAAAACAAGAATTCCATTTTGATGTTCTTGAGTTCTGGATAAAGTTTTCTAATCGCAAGAGTGTAAATATAATCTTGCAAATTGTCAGAAATTTCTTTACCTTCATACTTCTTTTTATTAGTTTTGAAGTCACGAATAAGAACTAGGCTGATGTTTTTATAGATATATAATTTATCTATAAACCCTTTGACTTTGTATTGAATATCTTCTTGTTCTACGGTAAGCTCGAAATCTTTTTCTGAAATTATTTGAGATGGTTCGCCGTATTGCTTGCCAAAAAAGTCATACATCAAACCATTTAATGTCATGACGCAAATATCATTTATTTGATTTTTTTCATTAAGATTTTTATGTTTAGCGTGTTTATAGACAAGTCTTTTAACAGCTTTAGAAGCAAAAATATTTTTTTTCGCAAGTATTTTAGTATAATGTTTTTTGTGCCTTGGCGCACCAAGACACTCAAGAACAATATGCACAGTATCGCCAATCAACGCTCCAGAATTAGTTTTATCTGGTAGCTTTAATATGTATTTGCACCAATACTGCCATGAGCAGGATTTAAGTGTTTTAATTTTACTGGCAGATAATGTCTCCTTCAAAGCTTCAAACTTTCTAGATAATTTTTTAATATAGAAATAGATTTCTTATCTTTGTCGGTATTATATACATAATCTAGTATATATTCTATTTGGGTGATTCTATTTCTTGTTTTGTTCTCCCATTGTTCTAAACTTATTCCTTTTTCAAGCATTTCTCCAAAATCTTTACAGATAGGAAGTTTTATTTTAACTTTATCGATATCAATATATTTAATGAGTTTAAGAAAAATTTTTATGGCGGCTTGAAGTCCACGATTGTCGGTTTTGTTGCGATCATTATTGGTAGCAATTATGACTTCATCAACAGATAAGGACATGAGATATGACAATTGCTTAGAGCTGATTTCTAATCCAAAAACCACAAGATGATTATGATATCCTTGCTGTGATAAGGCAAGACTATCACCGATACCTTCAACTAAAATTATACTGCGTTTTTTTTCAATAGTTTTAGAAAAAATATTGTCTTCTTGAGACTGTATATTAATTGGATATATCCAACCAGTTTTCTTGCCTAAATGTTTCCATTTTGGAAAACTAGAATTTGTTTTCCATAATAAATGTCTGCCGCTTATACCAATAACTTTTTTATTTTCATCAAAGATTGGAAACACAAAACGGCCATTCATTCTACCTGACATTGAAAATCCGCAACGATAAAGTTCAAGAATAGCTGTATCTATGCCTTTCTTATTATAATAATCATAATGAGGTAAAAGAGTTTTTATTTCGTCATGATCAAAGAATTGTTCTGTTTCCATTTTTGGAGTCCTAATTGATTCTGTGAATGATTCGTTATTATTTTTGATAGAAACAAGTATTTCTTCTATTTTAGAATCGTCGTTGCAGCTTAATTCTAATAATCTTTTGAATGGCTGATAAGAAGTATTAGCCACAAAATCGCGCCAAATACCAGTGTCTTTCCAAATTTGTAATGCCGTGCGGTTATCACCGTTTCTGTATACAGCGTTGCATTGCCAGTATTTACCGCGATCAGATAAATTATAACCAAGATCAATTAAGATCTTTTCAATCTGATTTACTTGATTATTAATCGAGGTTAGGTACGTCGTCATTATTGTCCTTGGCTACAGTTGCGGTTGTCGAAATATTGTCCACAATGTCTCTGTAATCACCTTTTTCAGTAACACAAAAATTAACAATTTCTAAATTAACAAAATTTTTCTTTAAAGTACCATCTGAAAGTTTTACTGGATTGATTGCGCCAGCTATGTCTTTGCCAAGATGGCGAGCTTTAACATTAATAAATTTATGAGTTCCATAGCCAACTTCATTCTGTAATTCATCAAAAGTCTTCTGACGAAGAATGAACATATGAGATGAGAATTGAGTAATTCTATCTGACAAAGAAACGATACTTTCGTCATCAGTTACATTCGCGGCACTCTTATTTGTTACAATACCTGCGCGATTTGACTGAACAGATGTCATCATTGATATACATGGCCCTTTATCACTTTTAATATCTTTTTGAATGCATCGCTTGTATTTATCTACCATTTCACCAACAAGTTGCCATTCGGTTTTATTGCTAGTATGTTCACTTGTAGTTTTGATATAATCAAAACTAAAAATAAGAGGATTTCCACGGCCTATTCTAGAATAATAGAATCTCTTTAAAACACTTATTTGTGCATCAATACTCATTCCACCGACATTATAATAATAAAGATGCTTGTATTGTTTTTTTATAGTCTTCCAAGCAAGACGAACATTTTCAACAATTTCTGTACCTGCTTTACGCCAATTTCCGCTTTCCAGTAGATGCATCGGTACTTTAGTCATGGCGGCACATTGTCTAAATATCAATTCATCTTTACTCATTTCTCCGTTATCAAAATGAAGGACTGGAACTTCATATCTTTCTGAAACTTTCGTTGTAAAATCTAAACAAAATTGAGTTTTACCTACACCTGAACGAGCTACGATTACGGTAATATTTCCAGGTCTTAGCAAAGATCCATACATGTCTTGAACTTTAGGATGAGGACCAGCAAAACCGAATTCTGTTACTGGATTGTTGCCACGCTCTTCAATAAGAGCTTCCATTTCAGCAAAAATATCTTCTGGTTGATCTGCGCCTGTTTCATATAAATTTATTTGATCATTATATAATTTATCCGCAGTTTCAACAATTGTTTTATAATCAGAAGATGGAGATATCGACTTCATCTTCTTATTTATATCAGCAGCGCATAAAGATATTTCGCGACGGATTGTATATTTCTTTAATTCTTTAGCTACGCTGATAATAGACTCAGGAGAAATTTTCTTTAACGATAATGATTCAATATAATCTGATGGATTAATATTGTCTTCGAAAGTTACTCCATAATTTTTAACTCTTTGAGAGATAACTACGTCGTCAATTTTCTCGCCATTGTCTATGGCTTGACGAAGTACGCAAAAAATAGTACGGTTAATTTTAGAACTTTCGCTCCAAAAGTCTTTCTCGGTTACAAATGACGCAACTTCAGCATAACGATCTGGATATTTAATCAATCCAGCAAGCAATTGCGTCTCTAAATCATATGAATAAATCATGCCAAAACCACCGTATCAGGTTTCTTCGCTGATGTCAATGGAATCTTGACTGTTATTCACTTCATTTAAATATTTTTCTAAAGCTTTAACCAATCCCATTTCTACGATTGCATTCGCCACCTTAGTATAAATTGTCGGACAACCATCTTGCGAAACATAAGCGACTATAAAACCCTTGGAAGATTCATCAGATCCAGTAAACTCATACAATTTATTAAAATAATTTTCAGGAATTTTAAATTGCTTAAAATTCTCTGATTGCGAATCTTTTTTCATTTTATAATATTACACCTTGACTTTCAAAAAGATGTTTATTTATTATATCATTTTCATAAATTGTTACAAGTTTAATCTTATTAAGTTCACAAAATCGTTCTTTTTTCTTATCTCTATTTAACTGATGTAGAAAATTCATTCTATTTTGATGAAAAAATTCAACATAACCAGTATGTTGTCTGCCTTGGACTTCTATGGCTATTTTTTTATTAGCATTATAAAAGTCCAAACTTAGACGAGTCCCAACAATAGGAAATTCTTCAAATACAATATTATGAAGCCAATAGTTTCGTAAAAATTTTTTGACCTCTGTTTGAAATTTACTACGGCTATCGATTGTCCAGTTGATAATATAATCGCGAGCGTTCTTACAACGTTTTTTTTTATTATTGAGTGATAGAAATTCCATCGCCAAAATTTAGTAAATTTTCACTGATATACTTATAGAAGAAGTTCTTAAGCTTTTCATTGTCATTAACAATTTGTTCAAACTTAGCAGATCCTTGAATTTGAGCAGGAAACTCTGTGAATCCAGCTTCTTTTAAAGTATTAAGAAAGTCTTCGTCAAAACTAATCCAAGCTCCCTTCTTAATTGCAATTTCCCACATAGTTAGAAAATCAAAAATTTCCTTTTCCACCCAATTCGAAGTACCATTCTTTCGTCCATATTTAATTGGATATCGAATAGTACAATTAGTGCGTTCGTTTGGAGACTTCTTTACAACAATCTTAACAAAATGTCCAAGATAAGGATTCTTTTGTTCGTCATAAGAAGCGTTAGGATCTTCAAGAATCAAATCACCCTTGAAACGAGAATCAAATTCGAAAATCCAATTTGCAAAATGTAGCAAAGCATTACCACCGGTTGCGGTAGTTTGGCGAATAGGAGCTTTGCTGTATGGATCTAGTTTAATGTCGGCACGAACCTGAGAAATAAATATTGCAATATGACCGCGCTTCTGAAGCGCAATCGAAATGCGTTTCATTAGATCTGCTGCAATTACTGCGCCACCAGCAACTTTTTGAGATTCTTCAAAAGTCTTGTCAAGATCTCCCTTTCTGATAAGACCATCTACAGAATCTAATAAAAAGAAATATTGAATCTTTTCATCATTCTTACCGACAAGTTCTCTCATTGCATCAAATACGGTTTCATGAATGTTTGATTCAAAAACAAAACAAGTGCCTTCAACCCATTGATCCTCATCAAATACAAATTTAACTCCAGATCGTTCAATCATTTCTTTACTCAAACGACCCTCTGCTTTTATATAAAATCCCTTACGCTTTTTTGACTGATCTAAAAAATTCTTCATGAACTGAAGGGCACAGCTGGTCTTGCCGCCTTCATTTATACCACAGAATCTATGAAGTCCCGTTCCTAAACCACCAGTAAGAAAATAATCAAGCAATAAACTGCTACTTGAAACTTTATAGTCGATACTCGGCTCAAAATTGTAATGTGAATCTTTATTATTCTTCAAGAAGCTTTTTAGTTGCTCTTGAGAAGTTGTAATTTTATTTGTGTCTGTATCTTCTTTAATTTTTCTACTCATTTTAAAAAATCTTTAATTGTTCTCGGTTTTACCTTTATATTGTAATCATCGCCTAGCTTGTCGCCAAGTTTAATTTCGGGGTTTTTGAATTCAGGTTGAAAAATAAATCTCTTATATTTATCCGCTATTCCATTCGCATCTTCACCAGCATATAACGTCAAACAATCAACTTTGTCAACAGAAAGTTGATCCCAAAATTTAGGGTCTGGAAATTTCTTCAGAAGACTATTTAATAGTCTAAATTGCATACCCCAAAAATGTTTTGGATTTTTTTGAGGTATATGCAAAAGCTTTTTCAGAAGCTCTCGTTTGTTCACGCTATGGACGATAACATGAAAAATGGAACTGTCAAGATGAAAAAACCGCTAGTTGCCTAGCGGTTAAAATATTAAGCTTTTGGATCGAACGTTGAGCTTTGTAACTGTGGATTTTTAGGAGCAGATGAATTCTGTTCAGCTTTTAGCTTTTCGTCTATTTTAATTCCTTCGTTTGTTAAGTGAATATTAATTTCTGCAGTTGAAGGCGCTGATTCTTGTGGAAACACGGCGATTTGAGCGGCTTCAGACTTTTCGCCTTCAGGTGATTCACCTGCTTCTTTTTTACCTTGATCATTCAACTTGCCTTCTTTACGCATTTTATTCAAAATAGCTTTTTGAAGAGCAGGAGGTAAAGTTTTTTGCTTTTCAGTCAGTTGACCGGACATCTCGTTTAGCATTGATCTATTTTTCATATATGACATACCGCACATATATTTAGCATCGCTGCTGGACATACCTGCTGTATTTACAAATGCATCGTCTTTCAACATGCACTCGCTCATATATTCACTATGCATTTCTGTTTCATCATCTTCAATTACATTAGATAATGAAATCTCTGCTACTAAATTTTTGTTGTCGAATTTAAATGTTGTTTTCATTGTTATTTATAGTTACCGCCTCTTTTCTGACGCTCACAATAATTTTTTTGAGAAAATCCTTTAGGGTTATCGCAATCAATTGATTTTTTATATTTCATGCTCCATCTAGATTTCATGTCTTTTTTTGGAGAATTATAAGCACCTTCTAAAGAGACAATTTGATCTAATGTTTTTGTTAAAATATCACCTTCTTTGAAGTTTTCACCTTTGTTAATAACTTCGTAAGAAACTATTTTTCCCATATTATCAGGTAAATCTTTAATTTCTTTGACAATACCTTCACTGTTATAATGTAAACATGAAGGGTTAATATTAATTATTCTCATTCCCGCTTTAATTTCTTCTTGATTATCTTCGTTGTCGTTTTCAATTTCATGAGAATATACTAAATAATTATAAACAGAAAATAAATAATCTTCCATAATGGTTATTTTGCTTTGAACCCACGGTTCAATTTTTTCTGCCATTGATGGATTAGTGCGAAGCTTTTCTAATAAATCTTTAGAATGATCAGCGATATAGGCTAATTGCGCCATAGCCATTTCGGCAGCTTCTTCATTAGTTTTTTCAGTGTTTGTTTCGATTTCTTCAGTAGTTTCTTGAGCATTTGATAAATAAGGTGTTAGTTTTAAAAGATCTGCTTCTTCCCATAAAGTAATTCCATCCCATTGATGAACAATATCATCGATAGAACCTTTACTAGTGTAATCTGTAACTGACTTTTTAGATTCCCACATTTTGCAAGACCAATATCTAGCCTTCCAACGAGGGCCAGGGTTTGTATCGCATTGATGACGAGCGCGAAAATTTTTGCGGCGAGCAGGATCATCGCGTTTGATTTCCATATTTGGGTCACCGAAATTCACCTTTACAATATTTCCATTCTCATTTTTTACATAGACAGAGAATTTTTTTGGACCTTTAGGTGTTCTAAACGGCTTATTAAGGACTTTTTTGTCCTTAGAGGCGCGAATTTCATTACTTAGATTGACCGATATGTTCATTTTTTTGCTTCAGATTAATAAATCTTTAATTTAATTAACTGATTTTACTGTTCATCTGTTTCTTCTATATTAACAAAGTTTAAATTTAGTTCATCTTCTTTTACACCAAATTGTTGAAGATCAGAAAGAGCTTGTTGAAAATCTTCCTCTTCGTAATCATTATAACCGAAAATATCAACTTCAATCGTATTCATAATTAACTATTTGCGATATCTTGATCTGCACGACGATATGCGTCTTTGACTTTGCCGCCACTCTGCATTCTTAAAAATGTATTAACTCTTGCCATAGCCCAAGACGCTCTTGATTGTCCAGGTCTATGACTAGCACTAAAGGCTCCCAAACCTCTACGATAAACTTTCTTTAATTGACCTAAAGTTACTTTCTTGGAATGTTTGGCGTTATGATTTTTAACTTTGGTCTTTAAAGCGTTAATTACTTTTTCGCTAAAAGTTATTTCTGCTTTACTAACAAGTTGCTTATCATCTTTTCTTTTTAGAACTTCTTTTGCACGTTCCTTTGCGTCTGGAGATGTTCCAGCAGATCCCGGTTCATTGACGCTAGACCCTTTTTTACGCTCGTCTGGTTTTGCTGGAGTTTGTGCAGAGCTTTTTGGGCCTTGCCTTTTTTTAGCAATAAGCTCAGATAAATCTACTAATATGTTCATAAATAAAATTACACATAATTGTAAATAGATAGAAAAAATGAAAGCCGCTTTTTAGGGCGGCTTTCTTGGGTTTATTTTTTATTACTTCTTCTTGCCACCACTTGGCTTTGCTGGAGCGGCTGGCTTTGCGGCTGATTTTGCGGTCTTGGTTGAAGCTGTAAATGTCCTTGCTGATGTCTTGTTCATATTATTGTATATGTGATTTATGTTATATTTGAGTGAAAATATTTCAACTTTTTTTATCGAATTGGACAAGCTCCAGTAGAGCATTCGGCTATATCAAGCATTTCATTACTGTTTGAGGAGCTTGTTATCAATGGCTTGACTTTGCTGATGGCGGCAAGATATGTAGATTCATCAATTTCTTGATATGGGGCTTGCTTGAACCCGTGATCTTTAAATAGCAAAAAGCTAACGCTCTTGATATTATGCTCGTAATTATTCTTAAGCCAAGCTTTCAAATCGTTTAACTCTTCTGGCTTGTAATAAGCGGTAACTGAAACAGCATTATCAGACCAGACAGTTTGAAGCTTCTTGACCATATCTAGCTGTTTAATTACATCCATATCTTTTGTAAGAATTGATCCTTCGGGAGTCTTGCATGGAAAATAAACAACAACTGTATCGCGATTCTCAGTGCCATCAAAATTAACTAAAAATTCTACATGATAACCCATGTCTTTGCAAATCTGTACTAAAGCATCGCTGCTGGACATGCGTACAGTTCGCATATAATATTTAGAGAATGCTGGATGAACACCGGGAGTAGCGCCACCAAGTAAACTTAGCGTTCCACTAGGCTTTACTGTGGTAAGTTTAATGCTTTCAGACCATCCACGCTTTGCGCTCCATTCTTTGTCGAACTTGCGTAAAGAGACGTAACAGTCATCAAGCCAATCAAGCTTATCAAGAGACTGGCAAACGCCAGTAACGCCAAGACCAAGACGCATATTCTTGTGAACGATACGATTGGTTTCTTCATGAATAAAAGGAAGCGCAGCGATAGCTTTTTGAGTCTTATAAAGTAGTTTTGCACAATCAATCAACTCTTCTTTCGAAGTAATATTATTAAGATACAGTTCACAAAGATTGCAGCACTCATAATTAGAAAGACTTATTTCAGCGCAAGGATTGGTCATCTCACAATTGTCTATATCTGTTGGATAAAGTAGATTCTGTGAGATTGGCCCATCCTTAATGCGACCAAACTTTTGAGAAAGGGGAAGATTAAATAATCCATAAGGTTCACCGTTTGCATAGCCAGAATCTTTATTGATCTCATATCCATTCTTCCAAATCTCATCAAGAACGTGATCGAAACTATCAGCATAAATAGTATTGTTACTCATCGCTCGCCAATTTGGCACGTTTCCAGAACCCCAATTCTTAGCGCGAAGATAGAGAATATCATCTGGATCACCGAGAGCGATTTCAGCACTACGACGAACGTTGCCAGCTACAACAATACTACCAATAATATTACAAATATCTAAAACATCGATTGAACGAAGTTTCTTACCTTCTCTAGCTTGGAAAATTTTTGTAATTTTATCGATTCCATCAATAAGGATTTGTGGACCACTAGCCTTTCCGCCAAAACCTTTGATTGACTCACCATAACCTCTGATGAGAATTGTGGAATAAGAAAACGATTTACCAGTGACGTAAAACGCGTCCAAAACTTTAGAAAGAAGGTTAACCCAGCCTTCACGCTTGTCAGGTACGATGATATCGGCATCTTTAGTAGCTTCATGAATGACATTTACACCTTTTTTAATCTTGGGAAGTTCGTGAACGTCTTCGCGACGAATACTATAACCAACACCGCCACCAAGCATCAAATTTTCAAAAAGAAACAAAAATGCTTTTGGCTCACGCATTGCTGTCGCCCAGCAATTTAAAAGTGAATTAGCGCCAAAACGATCCACGGTTGATGTGCCAAGCTGCCACAACATTCGACCAGCAAAATTGCATTTCAAATTAAAAACGTAATCATATATACGTTCGGCTTCTTCTCTTGTGTATCCTGCGCCAATTTTTTGCGCGCCATTTATACAACGCTCGACTGTTTCAAACCATTCTTCGGTAGTACCGTCATCTTTTAAACGAGCATATGTTCTTTTATAGACTATATATCCTAATCCATTGAAACCCCAGTTGGGTTGCTTGTTTTTATAATTTGATAAAAATTCTGGCGTGAGAAGCGGTAAATGATTGCTCATGGTAAATTTAATTATACACTAGATTTTAAAATTATCTATGTCGTACTTTACCATACGTTCTACGAGGTTGTCAAAGGAAATTTTCGGCTTCCAACCTAATTCTTCTCTCGCCAAATTTGAGTCACCGAGAAGGAGTTCAACTTCTGCTGGTCTATAAAATTTAGGATTAATTTTTACCAAAACAGATGAACAAACTTCATGTTCCTCCATTATATAATTAGGTAGACTCAATTCTTCATTTGTACCTTGACCGTGCCAAATACCATCAACATTAGCTACAGTAAACGCTTTATTAATAAATTCTCTGATCGTATGAGTCTCATTTGAAGAAAGAATGTAATCTTTTGGTTTTTGTTGGTTCAGCATTTTCCATACTCCATCGACGAAATCTTCAGAATCTGACCAGTCTCTCTTCGCGTCCAAATTTCCTAATTCAATCGGAGCGAATGGTTTTCTATTTCTAATGCTATGTTTTATGCGAGCTACACCTTTCGTAATTTTTCTAGTTACAAATTCTTCGCCTCGTTTTGTTCCTTCGTGATTAAAAAGAATACCATGAACGGCATATAAATTATAAGATTCGCGATAAACTTTAACAAGATGTCGAGCGGCAGCTTTACTTGCGCCGTAAGGACTTCTAGGTCTAACTGGATGTAAAACGTCTTGAGGACTGTATTGTACGTCTCCAAACTCTTCGCTGGACCCAGCGGAATAAAAACGACACTTTGGTTGAAAACGGCGAATAGCTTCAAGACACCTAACTACGCCAGTAGCATTTGCATCAAATGTTTGCAAAGGTATTTCCCAACTGCATCCAACAAATGATTGTGCTCCGAAATTTATAAAATAATCAGGTTTAATTTCATTCACTAAACTATCTAAACTAACGCTGTCAGTTAAATCGCCATATATAAATCGAAATCTCTTATTATCTATAAAGTTTGTACAATTTATAAAATTAGGATTAGCGGTTCTACGCATCATTCCGAAAATATTCGCATCAGTATTTTGAAGCAAATATTCTACCATGTTTGCTCCATCTTGGCCTAGAATGCCTGTTACTATTACTTTCATATTATAGATTGTTTAAATAATTAGTTAATTTTATAATATTTTCTTTTGTTACTTTTGAATGTAGTCCTACATAAAAAGAGTTATTGTGTAAATATTCGCTATTTTTAAAGTTCTTGTAGTCGTCATATTGTTTATAGCAGGTCTGCTTCAAAAGGTTACCAGAAATAATTGGGCGGCTTTCTATTTCATTATCATTGCAGAACTTGATTGCTAGATTTCTTTTTTCTGAATTTTCACAAAATATGGGAAAACAAAATGGAACATGACCAAACTTATTAGTTATATTAGGTAGATATAAAGAATTATTTAATGATTGTTTGTATATGTTATATAGATTAATTCTTTTATTAGTAAGCTCTTCGATTCTGTTAAAATCCAATAAACCAATGAAAGCATTTATATCTGTGTTTCTAAAATTGCTTCCTAGAAAATAGAAATCAAATCTACTATCAACATCTTTATTAATATATTTTTCTGGATTCTTGACACTTCTTGTCATTCCATGATTACGAGCCATTAAAAAATATTCGTATTCTTCATCATCGTTTGTAAATATAAATCCGCCTTCTACACTCTGTAATTGGTGGCCGAAATATGTGCTTGTGGTACTAGTAAAAAATGATGAAACATTTTTTAAATAAAACTTACCAAAAGTATTTTCGCAATTGTCCATCATGATTTTTACTTTATGATTTTCAGCGATATGCGATAATTTATCCATATCTGGAACAAAACCTATTAAACTCGTTATAAAAACACATGATACTGAATCGCGCTCTTTCTCTAAAACTAAATCTAATAAATCTAAATCCATAGCAAAATCTTTGAGCGAGACATCAATGAACAAAGGTTCAAACCCTTCTCTCAGAAATGGAGCAATTGAAGTGGTCCAAGTGGTAGATGGAAAAATAATCTTCTTTTTTTGTTCGGTGTAAAACTTGTCTTTTAAATGCATTGCCAAAATAGTATTGGCAGTCGATCCACTAGATACGAAAACGGCGTGTTTACATCCAATGTATGCAGCCATTTTCTTTTCGAAAGAAGTAACTTGTTTACTCATCGTCCAAAAGTTATTTGGGTTTAGTATAAACTTAGCAATTTTTAGTCTATCTAAAAAAGAAAAGTTAGAATCATTTAGTTTCCAAGCACTCATTTGTATTTGATATTATAAGTTTTTTGTATTCCTTCAAATAACGAAGTAAATTTAAAATCAGGAAAATCATTTAAAAACTTAACAGATGAAGCGTCTTTTCTAAATTGACCATCTGGCTTTGATCTGTCCCATTTAATTTTTAGATGTTCAGCATCACAAGCTTTCAACGCTATTTTAGCAATTTGTTCGATGTTTTTATTTTCAGGAGTACAAATATTATAATTATAAGCATTTTTTTTATTGATTGTTTTTATAATCGCTTCAGCAAGATCTCCAGCGTACATAAATTGTCTTAACGGTTTTCCAGAACCAAACAACTGAATATATTTTTCATTATTTATTTTAGCATTATGAATTTTATTGATAAGACTAGACAGAAAATGAGCCTTGTCGCCTTCAAAATGATCATGTTCGGAATATAGATTACAAGGAATTAAAGAACTGTATTCTGTTTTATTTTGTTTGTTATAAGCGTCTATTTGAACGGCTAAACATCTTTTTGCATATCCATAAGCGAAATTTGTTGGTGTTGGAGGTCCATTATGAAGCATTTCTTCATTAATTGGATATTCACTTTTCTTTAATTTGTCAGGATAAATACATGTGCTAAGGACTCCAATAAATTTAGAAGCTCCGCATTCATATGTGGCTTTTACAGTGTTGGTATTAATTAGTATGTTATCATCAAAAAAACCTACTGGATTTTTGATATTATCCATAATACCGCCAACTTTTGCGGCCAAATGAATAACTGCTTGAGGCTTTACCTGTTTAAAAAGCTTAGATGTTTGTTCAAAATTTTGAAGATCACATTCTTTACTGCTTAAATATATAGCTTTCGGCAAAACTTTTTGTAAATGTTTGCCGACCATGCTTGATCCGCCAGTAACTAGAATTGTCATATAGTAAATTTTTCTTTAAAGAAATTTCCACAATTACATTCGTTTGTGAAAAAATCTTTTGTTTGTTGGTTGAAGCCGTTTTCAATCCAACAATTTATAATTTTTTCAAAATCTGTTTCTGATAATATACTGGATAGTCCTTCGCAATAATGCCAGAGTTTTATTTGTTTAGATTTTAAACAATTTTCATGAACGCTAGTATAAAGTTTTTTATCTTGAACTTCAAATAAATTAGTATATTTAAACCAAGGTTTTTCGCCTGACTTTTCCGTAGTATTACCTTTAGACCTTGTATTATAAACTATATTTGAATTTTCATAATCTCCATCAACTATTTTATTAGTATATTTATTTTGTATATTACATATATAATTTAAAGCGCCTTGTTCAGCATATTCATTAGTCATCCATCTGCTACAGTTTAGTGTTTCTTCTAAAGCTTTTATATTATTAAAACAAACTGCATCTGCGTTAATGTGATCGTTTTTTGAAAAAGATAAAGCGAGTGAAGAAATAGAATTTATAACGCCTTTACGGACTTGTTCGCAAGGTATAGTGTGCATACATAGTTGATAAGGATAATCAAGAGTTGACAAAATATCATATTCATTATTATCTAAAAACTCATCTAATCTTGAACAAGTTATAGTATCTGCTCCTAAAATAATTATTTTTTGTATATTTTCTTGAGAAGCAGCTAATTTTGCAAAAAGAAATTTTTTGTATCCGCTAGATATTTTTATGTTTTCAAGCTGATTGTTTTGAGAACTGTATACACAAATAGGAATATCTGGATGAAATTTTTTAAAACTGTTAATAGCGCATTCTTGTAATTTGTCGTATTTAGGAGAGTCTGAATATATGAAACATGCTGTTCTCATTTTATGTTAATTATAGTTTTTTGTATACCTGTTTCTAAACCTTGTAAATTTATAGGCAAAGAAAGTATTTTCTTGAAATCTCCATTGTAATTTAATCCTTGGGGATTTTGAATGACTATTTTGCTTTGAGATTTATTGAAATATATGATTTTTTTAGCAATTTCAGATAACTTATTTTTATGCTCATAACTCAAGTTAATATCAGATACAGAATGATCAAAAAATAAAAAATGTTTTATGGTTGATATTAGATCGTTTAAATAAAAAAAATCCATGATTTTATCTTCATGAACTATGATATCTTCGTTGTTGAAACTTTTTAAAATACAGCTTTTTATGAATCTAGTATTTAATTCATTTTCGTCAAAGCAACCAAATATTCTTAAATTTAAGAAATTATTCGTAGTTAATACTTTTTTAGCTATTATATTTTTAGATAAACCATAATAATCTTTGGGTATTCTATTAAAAATAATTTCTTCATCCGCTAAATTGATGTCAGTTTGTCTGTCAAACTCCGCTCCAGAAGCTAGATTGATTACTTTATGTAATAAGTTTTTACAATAATAAAGATTTTCAAAAATTAAAATATTATTGAAAAAAGTATTTGCATCATCAATTTTCAATCTGTTGCCACCTTCTATAGCGCAATGAATAATGGCGTCTATTTTATTTTCTTTAATAAAAGTTTTGACGCATTCTTTATCTAATAAATTTATTGTTTGTCTGTTTCCGTGAAAAAATACAACATTTGCAATTTTAGAATTTAAAATTGATTTCCCTATGTAACCATTTGATCCAGTTATTAATACATTCATTTTTTTAAATTCATGTAAGATGGAAAATTATTATATAATAAATCGATAGATTCTTCGTGCAGATTTTTTATATTTTCTGGTTTATAAAACTTAATATTATCAAAACATTTCATTACTTTTTCATCGTCTTCGGCCCAGTGAGAAAAACCTAAATATCCATAATCTTTATTTCTGCCGCCTCCAATTAATTTAACAGGAATTTTTTCATGATCTAAATAATTTCTAATAAATTCAAATGGTCTATATAATAAAAAAGGAGTGATAGAATAACAAACAGGTATCTTTTTTTCCAAAGCTATTCCTACGGAAGCGCCAATCATCAATTGTTCGGAAGACATTACATTATAAGATCTATCGGGAAAAGAGTTTCTTATCTCGTCCCATAAACCATAACCTAAGTCAGCGGTCAGAAAATAGATATTTTTATTTTTATGCATTTCTTGAAGCAATATATTACTAAAGTTTTTTCTCATGTAAGTATATCGTTGGCTATAGTATAATCATTTTCTGACATTATATGATAATGAGCATTAAGTTTTTTTAAAAATGGAAAAAAATCTCCGTTTGTTAAATGAAATTTTATTTCTGGTAAGAAAGAAACTAATCTTTGTTTTAAATATTCTGTATTTATATCGTCATAAGCAGCATATCCATTGCAAGAACAATGGATTTCGATATTTTGAATATTTTTTTCTTTTATAAACCGAAGAGATTCCCAAACAGAACCTTCAGCAGTTTCTCCGTCACTTATTAAACAATAAACTTTCCTATTGGGATTTGAAATAGCTCTTCCTATTGCAACTGTAATCCCCATTCCTAAACTTCCAGTTGAGCAATAAATTTTATTATCTTCGTCAAGATGTGGATGTCCGCCGTGTTTATCAAAAAGAAATTCGGCATTAATTCCATAATACTTTTCTATAACGCAATACAAAGCTAGAGATGCGTGTCCACAAGATAAAATAAAAATATCGTCATTTTTTTTATTCTTGAAAATGTCATCTATAATATCTAAGCAAGAAAAATAACTTCCTAAATGACTTAATTTATATTTATAAGCTAAATTTATGATTCTTTTAACAAGTGTTTTATTATTTTCTGTTACCATATAAAATTATTTTTATAATATTGTACTATTTCTTTTATTTCAGCATCGAATTTGCATATAGGTCTCCATCCAAGATTTTTTAACTTATTATCATTCAAAGCATATCTAACATCTTGACCTTCTCTTGAAATTGATAAATCTAAATATTTTTCTTTATAATCGTCTGGAAGACTATCAAAATATTCAGAAATTATTTTTTCAACGGTCACAATATTGCTTTGTTCAAAACCACCAGCAATATTAAAAATTTCATTTTTGACTCCACTTTCGATGATTTTTATAACTGCATTAGCAGTATCTTTTGCATGAAGCCAATTTCTAAATGGAGAGCCTTGATTGTGCAACGGTATTTTTCGATTTAAAGCTAAGCACTTACATGCTTTTGGAATAAGTTTTTCTACATATTGTCCAATTCCATAATTATTTGTAGGACGAACAATAACATAGTTAATTTTATATGTTCTAGCCCATGCAAGAATCAATTGATCTGCTGCCGCTTTTGTAGCTGAATATGGATTGCTAGGTTTTAAAATATCTGTTTCGATATGTTCTCCTTCAGAAATATCGCCATAAACTTCATCAGTGCTAAAATGAATTAATGTTGGAGTAATTATTCCTTCTCTCTTATAAGTCTTAAGCAATTCAACTATATTATAAACACCATTTATATTTGATTTAATAAAATCATCGCTTTTTCTTATTGAGTTATCAACATGCGTTTCAGCGGCGACATTGATGAAATAATCGCAATCAACAAGCCTATCAAGATTACAGATGTCTATCTGTTCGAATTTGAATCTCTTATATTTATAAAATTCACGCAATAAATCTGCTCTTGCAGCATAAGTTACTTTATCAATTCCAATTACATAGTAATTTTTTTCTAAGCAGATTCTTGTTAAATAAGATCCTATAAGCCCGAGACATCCGGTGATATAAACCACTTTCATAATTCTGATATAAATAGATCTAAATTTTTCTTTATATAACAGATTTGTTCTTCAGTTATAACTGGGCTTGTGCCTAAGAAAAATGTATCTGTTGTAATTTTACGAGCTATAGGAAATTTTTCAATAACATCTTTTGAATTCATAATTCCAGAATAAGCTGGCTGTAACATGATATTACCTGCAAAATATGGTCGAGTTTGAATTTTGGCGTTTTCGAAGTGTTGAACTATGTGTTTACGTTTAAATGGTGCGCCATCTTTAATTGTTACAGCGAACGCGAACCAACTTGGATCAGCTAATTCAGTAGCTTTTGGAATAATAAAATATTTATCATATTGATTGAAAGCGTCACAAAGAAGAGCGTGATTGCGTTTTCTTAATCTGTGTATTTCAGGAAGTTTAGACATTTGAGCAAGACCCATAGATGCTTGTAGCTCCATTGGTTTTAAATTATATCCAATTTCATCATAAACATATTTATGATCAAACTCTTCTTCTGGAAGTTCTGGAAGCCAATTTGAAAAACGTTTACCGCATGAACCATTCTTCAGTAGATTAGCTTTCTTGCCTACGCAATAGCAACCGCGACCCCATTCTCTAAAACTTCTTGTTACTATTTTTTGGAGATGGGTTTTACATGCCACAAATCCACCTTCGCCCATAGTCATATGATGAGCTGGATAAAAGCTGCAACTAGTAAGTTCGCCAAAACTACCAAGAGGTTTTCCATCATAAGTTGAGCCTAAAGCATCACAACAATCTTCAAGAAGAACAAGTGAATAAGTATTGATAATATCCATCAATCGATTCATGTTTGGAGGATTTCCAAGAACATGTGCAAAAGTAATGATTTTTGCTCCTTTCTTAGCCGCTTCTTCAACTTGATCTAAATTCAAATTTAAAGTATCAAGATCAATATCTACAAAAACAGGCTCAAAACCCACTTGAAAAATAGGATTGATCGTTGTTGGAAAACCTGCAATCGGGGTAATTACTTTTGTGCCTTTTGGAAAATTATACAATCTTTTTGATGTCATTGAAGACATCATAATAAGATTAGAGCTACTACCGCTGTTGGTTAATATGCCGTACTCTTTTCCAAGCTGTTGTGGAAATTTTGTTTCAAAAGTTATAGCATCTTGACCAAGAACTAGCCATCCGTTTAATAATGATTTTATCGAAGAAGTATATTCTTCAGAATTAAAATAAGGACCAGCATATTGAACCCAATCTTTGCCGGGAGTCCAATTTTTCTCTTTCTTGTCGATATAATTTTTTACTAGTTCTAAAATATTGTTTAATTCGTCCATTTTTGCCTCCATTTTCTTTGGATTATTTTGTCGTAATTAATTTTTGATTGATGCATTTGCCAAGTAGCTTGTTCTGGATTGATACGATAATAATAACCAATCCATTTTTCATAATTTTCTATTATAATATTCTTGTCAGCTATCTCGCAATATAAAGCATAATCATTTGCTCCTGAGAATTTAACTGGTTCGGTTTTAAGTTGCAAGTTCTTTTTAAAATCTTTTTTATAAAAAACAGTAGGCGTATTTACGCAACATTTTGTTAAAAGTTGAGATTTGAAATCTTCGATGTTATCGTATTTGTAAGCGACTTCTCTTATAATTTTGTCTTCAGAGAACCAAACCAAAGAAGATTGAAAAAATAAAGGTTGATTTATAGACAATAATTTTACTACATTTTCAATGTAGGTTTCATGTATTACATCGTCAGATCCAATTATAGTATAATAGTCTCCAGAAATATATTTTTCTTCTGCAAGTTCTATGCATTCGTCCCAGCATTTAGGGTATATATTTTTAGCGGTATCAATAATAAAATTTGCATTATTCTGCTCTTTATATTTAGTAACTGTTTCTAAACTAGAATCGGAACTTTCATTATCGATAAATATTACTTCGATATTTTTATATGTTTGATTTAAACAAGAACGCAAACACTGTAAAACATATTTTTCTTTGTTATAATTAGGGATAACTATTGAGATTTTCATATACAAGATAGTAGTTGTTGAACTCTATTTATATAAGTGTGATTTTCAAGAATGACTTTTTGATTTTTCTTTTTTATATTTATTAGTTCATCATTCTTTAGCGAGCATATTTGTTTAGCTTGCTCAACAAGATTTTTAAGATTATTATCAAAAAATGAAAAATTAAATAAATCTTTAGCTTGCTTTATATTGTCGGATACTAAGATTCCAGTACATCCAAGACTTTTGAAAGTTCTTTCATTTGTATCCAAACCAAGATATCTTTGATAGGCGTCGTGTATATTAAGAGCTATTTTAGATTGAAGAAGAATTTGATTTTCTTGTTCATGACTTAAATTTCTATCAACAGCAAATGCACATTTTAGACCTGAATTTTCAATGAAATAATTAAGAGTTTCTTGCATAATAATCACTTTTTCATTAAATCCATTATTAGCTATGCTACCAATAAAACAAATATCGTATTCAAATGAATTTGGTATTGTATGATTATAATTTATATCATCAAAAGCGAGAGGAACTGAAATAATATTATTCCATTTTGTGTGATAAGGAAAAGAAAAAGCAAAATTCCATTTTAAAACATTTTTATAAGAATTCAATTCGTTTATCAAATAATCGCCAATAGAGCATTGAAAGTTTGGGTGATCACCCCAAGGTTTTGGAAAAGTATTTGGTTGTACGTACAGATATGTTATAATACTGTTTTTTAATATGTCGATGTTTTGTTTATTAACCTTAGAGTCGCAAATAAACAATTTATATTGTTGATTTGTATTTACTTCAGAAAGATCGTTTATGAATTTTACTTCGTGATCTAAATATGTCCATGCATGAGCATAACCATTATAAATCCATTTCCCAGCATGTGAAGAATGGTCTTGTATATAAATTTTCATAATTTATTTATTTGCTCTATAAGTTTTGCCAATCTATTTTTAGATGTATGATCGCGAATGAATCGTTCTTGTCCTTTTTTGGCGATTCTTTCTCTTTCGATTTTATTATTAAGATAAAATTTAATTTTATCAGCAGCTTCTTCAGCGGTTTCATAAACAATAATCTCTTTATTTGCAATAAAATATTTATCTAAATTTTGAACGTTTTGAGTTACCATTAAAGAACCAGCGCAAGGTATTTCAAACAGCCTTTGTTTCATTTGAGTCTTCTTTTGAGGATCATTATCATTAATGGTCATATTGAATCCTATTTTACTCAACGAATATAATTCAAACATAGTTTCATAACAACAGCCAGAAAAAATAGCTATCTTCGATTTAATAAAGTTAAGTGTATTTATTCTTTCAGTGCTTAATCCTCCGCAAAAACCAACTTCAAATTGTTTGATATTTGAGTTTGTAAGATAGTTTTGATTTACATGCCATTGGCCTAATAAAATATTATTATAACCAATATCTTTGTATTTTTTTATACAATATTCTTCAGGTGTTGAACATGCAGTAAAATATGAACAAATTTGTTTAGAAAAGTTTTCAAATCTCCATGTGTCATCACAAAACCAATTAAAAGTTTTAATGTTGCCTTTTAATGTTAAATTTTTAATTTGTTCAAGTGGTTCGTATGGGGCGACTGCTTTTTCTCCACAAAGAATGCTAAAAATCAGATCTGGGCAAAATGTTTCTACTATTTTATTAAAATTAGTCTCAATCGGATTTGTTGTATCATAAAAATAAACATGATGCCCCAATTCAAGAAAAGGTATATAAAAATTCCAATAAGCAGCATCTATTCTGTTTTTGCCTTCTCTGATTAAAGTTTTATTGGCAACTAATAGAATTTTCATACTTTATTCCAGAAAGTTAAAGATGCATTTTTACAATTTTCTTTAAAGTTATTATAATTACCTTTGTTTTGCCAGATAAAAATATTTTTAGGTTGGAGAGTTTGATTTCCAATAGCATTATATTGCATTTTTAAAGCATGTGGTCTCTTATAACAATTGAAAATTACTGATATATCTTCTTTCATAATTTTTCCCAAAAATTTAAACCAGCTTTACTGCATTTTTCTCGAAAATTATCAATACCAACCTTTTCTATTTCAAGTAAACATCCAATTCTATCTTTGCAATTTGTCAATATTTGCATTCCACATAATGCAGCTTCTGCAACTGATCTGCAAAACGGTTCGT